TATTTCTTGAACTTTGAGAAGTTTCTTTTGGATTTGACCGGAGTTTTGCTCCCGCTCGCCTCTGACACTTTCAATCGTATTCTGCAATTCAGTGTTGAATCGCGCGGTGATTAGCTTTTTGTCTTGTTCACTAAGTGTCGCATCGGGGGCGAATCCCTTAGAAGCTTCAATCCAAGCGGGACGGAAATATTCATGGTTCACACTCTCAATCATGTATTGACGAAAAAGAAGTTCAATCCATTCTTCTCCCTTCTCTTTGTCTTTGTCCCTTGCAACGAGCTTTGCGAGAGTAGCGAAACAAGTCGATTCGTTCGCAAGGGCAGGGACAATACCCAAGTAACCGGCAACGAATATCTCCTTCCCGTTGCTATCTTCCTTCGTGCCACCGCGTAGATAGGGGATTGCGGTGAGCTTCACCGTGACCCCGTTGCGCTCAATTGCGGAATCGAAGGGAGTTACTGTCTTTGTGACCTTGCCCCGGTTGTCACTTTTGGCGGCGGTCGTTTCGGTCGTTGTTGTGTTCATATGTCTGTCTCGTTTCCAGCGGTGTCGATGTTGAATCGCACCTTTGTTAATGCTGGCCGATGAAAGGAAGATAGATGTTGAGTAGAAATCTGTCAAACAAAAGCAGAAGATTTCTACTCCCTAAATGTTTCTTCCCCCGTCCCGATTGGCACGCGACTTGCTCCCTTCCCCTATCAGTTCAACTCATTTTCATCATTAGACCATCAGCCCCGCTTATGTCGTCGATTAGGCTACGATTCCCGCTTGACGGCTCGCAACGGTCGTATAGACTCCCGATATGAACCTACCCTGTCCCGATACGCTAGGGAGCGGCGCGCCTACACCTATAGGCGAGGCGAGCGAACAAAGAATAACTCCCCTCTCGGCGGCGAAGCCGCTGGACGATACCGTAGTCACAAATAATTCAATTCAATAAAGATAACAAATCTATGGAAAGACTTAAAATAACTATATCTCTCGCAGAATACTTCTCGTCACTTAAAGGTCGTAACGTGATGTTCGCGACGATAGATGACAATCGAGCGAAAGAGATAATGGGGCAAGAAGGTTGGAGTGAGATAGTAAAGCTCGAACCAATCAATCACTTAGACAATAGCTTTAGTGGACTTTGGCAATTGTGGAAACTTGAAGAATATAAAGCAAACTCCGCCGGAGTGATTGAACGTCGTAACAAAGAGGCGGCGGAAAAAACCTTTGTGAATTTCCTCGAAACGCAAAAACACACGGAGTTTGAGGAGAAGAGAAACAAGGCGATTGAGTGGTTAATTGCAAAGGGGAAACAAAAGAGCGAGGCGATAAAGATTGTTGTAAATGCTATTACGCCACGAATTGAAGAAATACGTGACTTTGACCCTGATACACTTGAGGAGAAAATCACTCGTAAAACAAATGAGATTGACCTCAAGTATCGTAAAGCGTTTGGATTTGATTTACTCCTAGATAAGGGAGAATAACAAAGAAAGAAAGAAAGAAAGAAAGTAAATCTATGCAAAACAACGACTGGCGACCCACTCCACAAGACTTCATCTTTACATTCTTAATCGGAGCTGCCTTGGCTCTTTTAGGATTAGGACTTATTGGGCTTCTCTTTTGTGCAACATAATTTTCCTTACTCTTTATGAGTACTTCAACAATTCCCCAACGACCAATCTTAGCATATACGCCTAAGAAGTTTCAACTAGAACCAATAATTTCTCTAGAGAAATATCTGAAGCAAAGTTATGATGACGGTGCTCCCCTTATTCAAGGTGGAACGGGAAGTGGAAAGACTATTATTCTCGCTGAAGCACTAAAACGTGCTCAAGATGATGGTCTATACAAAGAGTGTAATCCAGAACGACCCTTCCAAACTTATCCGGTATTTATCCTCGTTCCTCGTAATGCGATAGTTCAAACCGAGCGAGTTCTTCGTCGCCAAGGAGTAGTAAACTGTCTTGTCACAAGTTATGACTCACTAAGGAGTAGCTTGGGTGAAATGTATATTGATTGGAAAACAGTAATCACCCTTGGAACCGAACATATTATCCCAGAATGGAACACTGATTTCGCCCCGGACCTAATCATTTGTGATGAAGTTCAATATCTTAAGAATCCAAACTCACAACGAAGTAAGGTGATAGAAGAGTTTCTTAAGGCAAGACTTGGACGTGTTGTGAACATGAGTGCAACACCGTATCAGAAAGCATCTGAGGCAAAACATATTTGCTACTCCGCAGGACTTATCCACACTTCGAGTGAATTTGAATCTTTTGCTTGGCAAGTTTCCCCATCGGGTCCGACCGATAATTCTCCCCGTGCATGCGAGAGGATAAAGGAACTTCTTGAAGGGAAGAACAAATATATCCAAGTAAAGAATGTCCGCTATCCTTTCAAGCCCATACTAGAAAACAAGCTGTTTGACCTTAGTTCACCTAAGAAGATAATTTACAACAAAGCATACGATAGATTCATCGAACGTCGTCGTAATGCGGGAAAACCAGACATAGCTAATCCAGTTGTGGAGAAATGGAACGCAATGAGGGAGTTTCAAATGTGTAGTGAACTTCTTCGCGCAGATGAATTAGCTATCTGTGCAAAATACGTCAAAGAAACTCATGGTCAATCTGTTATTATCCCTAGCAACTTCATCGCAACATTAGAGAGTGTGGAGAAGTGGCTCCTTAAAATGGGAGTAAGGGAGAGTGAGATAAGTCGTCTTTATGGAACGATGAATGACAAGAATAAGCAAAAGAGTATTGATGACTTTGCGATAGGACGGACACGCTACTTTCTCACAACGCTTAAGAGTGGTGGGACAGGGCTTAATCTTCAACACAATGATGTTAATTCTTATCCTAGAACTTCAATCATGCCACCCTGCTGGAGTGTATATGAATTTCTCCAATTTCTTGGCCGGACGCAACGGATTGATAATATCTCCCCAGCCCGGATGTATCTTACGTGGTATCGTGACACTATTGAAGAAGAAGTAGCAACGAGACTTCAAGACAAGTATGCTTGTGTAAGAACACTCTACGATAGAGCAGACAACTTCATCCAAAACATCTTCACGCAGGGTGTAGATAGAGATCTTGAGCAAATGCAAGCGCGTGAAGAGAAAGACAGCGAAGAAGGAGAAGAACTTGACATAGTCACACCTGAAATGTTGGACGGAGAGAGCTAGAACTAAATTTACAGTAACAACAAAACAACATACTCCTATGAAAAACATCACCCAAGAAGGAATCAAACTAATCAATCGCTTTCTAAGCGATAGCCCACAAAAAACCAAGTTCATTGAGCTTGTAGATAAAAGTAAATCAGAACAAGATGTTGAAGTTACTTACGTTTACTTTATCTCTGAAGTTCTTAGCCCCGCAAATTTCACAGAGGAGGAGAAAAATCTACTTCTCTTCGTTTTCACAGTCCAAAGTTATGCTGCGACGAAAGAAATCACAGAGCTTAGAGGCAAATTACTTCTGGACAAGATTGAAAAACTGATTGCGAAGTATGGAGGAGAAAAAGGAAACGACAAGGGAGAAACCCTAGCAAAATCTATTCTGGGAGAAAATATTAATCTTAATCTTAACTAAGGAAAGAAAAGGATACGCAAATGCAACCAATCGAAAATCTCGACAAAGTAAAGTCTCACGAACACGAGAAGTTTAATGAGCTGATGTCTAATATAGAAATGGGCCTAGATGTTTATCAACATGGACCCACAGGAAGTGGGAAGACATTTAGCTGTGAACTTGCATCGCATAAATTGGGACTTCCATTCTACAAAAAAGTAGTGGGTAGTTCTATGAGCGAATCTTCTATTATGGGTTACATGTTACCTAATGGGGAATATGCTCCGGGTGTAGCATATAAACCCTTTACAGAAGGAGGAGTGATGCTCTTTGACGAAGTAGATAATGGTAACAGTAACACAAATTTGATTCTTAATGGACTTAGCGACGGCAACGTGTTCTTTCCTTGTGGAATGAGAGAACGTCACCCGCGATTTGTTTTAATCGCAACAGCCAACACGCTAGGCAATGGCCCCAGCTTAAATTATGTCGGACGTAATCGACAAGACGTGGCACTACTGAATAGGTTTGTATTTCAGTATTGGCCTTACGACAAGGAATTAACTTACAAGATAAGTGTTGACGAGATTGAGCGTAAGTGGTCATTCGACACGGAAAATGAGAAGTTTTGGAACAAGACAAATGAACTCAATCAACTCTTTGTGGACGTAGAGAAGATACAACAAGTGATTGAGGAGCTACAAATCCAACATATTATCTCTCCCCGCACTATGAAGCAAGCAGCGATTAAAGTTGCTTGGGATAGAACATTGGGGGAGATACTTAATAGTGTAATTCTCAAAGGACTTTCTCACGAGCGAAAGAAAAAGATTCTTGAAGCTGCGAAGAACAAAAAAACTAAAGTTGAGAATCTTCCTAAGTTTAAGAAAAATGCCGATCAAGAAAAACGTGAGAAAGAAGAACAAGAACGAGAGAAGAAGCGACAAGAAGAAGAAAAGAAGGAAAAGTCGCGTAAAGAGCTAGAAGAGCTTGAGAAAAAGCTCGAAAAAGAAAAACAACAACGAGAAAAAGATGAAGTGAAAGCAAGGAGTGAAAGAGAGCAAGAGCATAAACGCCAAGAAGCAAGACGACAAGCAGCTCAACGCGCATCTGATAATGTTGGATTTATGCCAAGTGTGGATGAGATAAATAAAATGATGGAAGCGATGAAAAATGACCAGATGAAGCCGCTAGATTCATTTCTCATCAGTGGAGCGACAATCATAAATCCACAAGACAGCAAAGATAAAGAATAAAGAGTAAATTTATGAAAAATTACTTCTACTCGTTTCCATCATTCTCCTCGTTTATTGATTGGATTACCACTCACGATAGACATGATGCTAATCCAGAAAATAGATGTGCATCAATGTCGCATACTACTGGGAATGATTGCGGGACAAAGTCTTTCGCAGATGCAATTCATCTAGCAAGGTTTGGCTGGAGCGAAGGGATAAAGTTGATTAAAGATAAACAAGCCCAATACAAAGACTTTTGGGACAACAAATATCCCCTACAAGGAACTAACCTCGAGAAGAAACTCGACGTAACTGGGGATTTCTTCGACATAGATGCATATCTGCGTAAAGAACCCGAATGTTTTGGGACATTTGAACATGGAAGTGACCAACTACTAGGGAACACACACCAGACATTTCTAGTAAATATCTCCTTTAATGGACATATAAGTGGCGAAGCGATAGCGGATAGGGGAGCTTATATCGCTGCACTTATAAATGCACTAGAAGAACGGGGAACAAGATGTTCGGTGTATTTAATTGAAAGCACGATAGGATGTTTTGGGCCAGCGTCTTATTATCAACTCTCGTGTTGTATAAAGAAATTTGACGAGAACATGGACTTAGATACTCTTGTCTTTTGTCTTGCAAATCCTGCGATAGAGCGTCGCATAGTTTTTGCCCATCAAGAAAGATGCGAGCCGATGTGGGGGAATTATGGTTGTTCGTGTGACCCAAACTTTACTAATAGTAAGCATGTTAACCATATCTTTACGCAAGGAGAAAATCCAACAAATAGTATTTATCTCTCCTCACAGATAAGTAATAATCCCAGTGTAAATAATCTCGCGATAGAAAAAAGTCTCGAAGCATTTTACAAAGTCAAAGGAAAGGAAGCCAGCGAATGAGCAACGACCTCGATCTCGATCTCGATCTCAATCTACTTGAAGAATGTTTGTCCTCAACCACACCAATAGTTCCCACTTCTACACCTATCTCTTCTCTTCAACAAAGTATAAAGAATGTAGTTACTCAAGACAAAGACACACTTAATACGATTAAGCGTGCTTCATGGATATGGTCGCACAATATCCCTGTTCTTATCACAGGACAAACAGGAACGGGAAAAGAACTAATAGCACGAATACTTCACGGAAATAGAACGGGGAAATTTGTTGCAATAAATTGTGGTGGAATACCTGATACACTCCTAGAAGCAGAGTTCTTCGGGGCTGAACGAGGAAGCTATACAGGGTGTGATAGCACACGTATAGGATACTTTGAAGAGGCAAATGATGGGACGATATTTCTTGATGAGATTGCAGAACTACCGAGGACACTACAATGTAAACTCCTACGTGTGTTGCAAGAACGAGAAATACGACGAATCGGAGGGAAGAAGAACATAAAGATAAATTGTCGTATAGTTTCTGCGACAAATTTCACTGAGCTTAATAAATACGAGAAACTCTTCAGAAGTGACTTATACTACCGTCTTGCGGGAACACGCTTCGCACTCAAGACACTACACGAACGAGGACAAGGAGAAATAGATTTAATTTACAACCACTTCACTAAGGGTGAGTTTGGTGAACTCCCTTCGCATAAGTGCTTACCTCAATACGATTGGCCGGGAAACGTCAGGGAACTTCTTAATTATTGTGAAGAACTTATTGCATTTAAGACGTTCAAACTTCACGTATGATTTTAATTCTTCCTCCGAGCCACGACGACAAGAAAAGCCCTTTAGTAGATTTCTACTCACTGTCACTTGAAAACTCCGGAGCAAAGAGTAATTCCCCTTTTCGGATTGGCACAGCACTAGCTATACGTAGGGTAGCGACCGAGCTACATATAGCTATGGCCGTGCGACATAAAACAACAAAGTAACCAACAACTAAATAGTTATGAGTGACGAAAATACCACAGCGACCGAAGAACAACCGACGAATGAAGTGGCTCCAGAAACTAAGACTTTTGGAGAAGTTAAGCTCCACAAGGAAACATTCCGTAAGGGAAGTGATAACGAGGGATTCTATTTCTGGTATCCCGAATATCTTTCTCTTGATGGAGCTGCTGAACATCTTTCCAAGAAGTCTCAAAATGGTAAGGATGGAAAGAGCATCATTCTTGGGATTGTTAATGCAGCACTTGCAACACGTATGCGTTCTGTTGCGAATAGTAAACTTGTTAAGACTGAGGACGGTGTTACTGAACGTATTAGCGATGAAGATGTTGCTAAACTTCGTTCAACTAATTCTATTCTTGTGTCTGAGCAAGATGCGCTTGATTATGTTCCGGGTGAACGTGATGGGGCTTCAAGTGTGAGTGGTCTTACGAAGGTTTGTAATGACTTGAAGAAAGCCGCACTTAAGGCAAAGGGCGAAGGGAACTTGGGTCTTGCGGCAGAACATGCGAAGAAGTGGAAAGAGAAGAGTGAAGAACTTAAGGCACTTATTGAAGCGCAACGGGCTAAGGATGACGAGGCTCTTGCGGAGTTTGTGGCTTGATTAGGCTACGGTATTAGATATATTAATATTATTATATTACGGTGTTGGGTTGAAATTATCGAATGTAGTAGATAATGGACCAACAATGTCAACTGTCAACAATTAACAATGTCATTAAACTTCTTGACGACCATCTTGAAGCGAGGATGAATAGTCAACTCTAAGACGATAAAACTAGAGGCTGCTGACAGACCAGTAATAGTCTGTCATTTACTTTAAGAAAAAATAGCAGACCTCTACTCCATTATGAGTGACGACAACAAGCAAGAATATAAAAGTAAAGATACGCCAGCCTTCACAGAGATGAAGAGCACGCCGTATGTTAGGTCAACCTTTAACAAGGAGAACGCAGAGAAATTCAGACCAATTTTTGACAGACTTCTTGAAACACGTGAACCTATTATTCTTAATGCGGCGAAGCTCGGAGTAAATAGTAGGACACTTCAAAACCGTATGGGGGAAGCAAGGCGATGGCTCGCAATGCACGCCACGGCGACGCCTACATCGAAATTTACTAAAGAGGATTATGCTCAACTGCAAGCACAGACAAAAATATGTGCGAAACTTGACGACGTAACTGTGGAGTTTAAGAAATATAACAATTTGGGGGATGTGTTGGGTGCAACTTCTACTTTAATAGGTGGAAGTTTGGGAACTAGTGACCAATTTATTAAGGACTTAATTACGACTTTTCTTGAGTCCTCTAAACAGGTTCTTATTCTTGAAGGAAAAAAGAATTTAGGAGGACGGGAGCTAAGTGATGAACTTATTAATTGGGTAAGCAAGACACTTGGGGATGTGGGGATAGAATTTGAGGTTGAACGGGAACTTATTAGGGCGGTGAAGCCAGATTAAGAGAAGACTAATATGCCCACACTAAGCGAGCTTCTAGGACTAAGCAACGAGGGATATGAGAAGATACTTGGCATGTCGGAGATTGAGCTTAGCGAATATCTTAAAGACATTACTATTCTCGAACCGATTGGTTGTGCTACATCACTAGAGATAGAAGTGGAAGAGGTGGATAAGAACGATGGGAAGAAGACAAAGACAAAGACGAGTAAGAGTAAAGAGAAAAAAGCAAAGAGTCTCCTTGACGCGGATTTTAATAAACTTCTAAGTGAACTTACACTTCCGAGTGATGATGAGATGACGAAGATGACGAAGGATTTTTAATTTACGGTGGTAAGCAACAACAACAACAAAACATATGGCAAGTATAAAGCAAACACTACTCGACAGAGCTAAAGGAACAAAGACAGCGAAAGGAGTAAAGAATTACACTGAAGAGCATAAAGAACTTCTCCTTGCGTATTTCAATGGTGAAGTTCGTATGTCGCAAGTATCCAGTGCGCTTGGAAGAAAAGGCGGAAGTGCGGCGGATATTCTTCTTGACGTTGTGCGCGTTCTTTACATGAGGAAAGAAATTGAGATAAAGTAAAGAAGAATTTGAATTGAGCGCGTGGCGGAATGTAAAGACGCTAGCGATACGAATGCGACGAGAGACGAAGAACAAATCTGGCTGCTCCCATAAGGAGTGGAATGATAGGCCAGAAGCAAGACTCCAAGCCGGTCAGCACTTTAATGTGCGATGCTGTAACAGTTCTCGCATGGTAGGTGGGTTGGCGGTTATACCCCATCATCTTACTGTCTCATGCAGGTTCAAATCCTGCCGCGCTCAATCCATTTATTCTAGGATACCTTTTGTGTGCGAGTCCTAGTCTTATATGAAACACAAACAAATCATAATCAATCGCAATGAGTTTGCTGACCTCATATGCACAGCATTAGATGAGTTAGGCTACACAATAGCTGATTTGTCGCGTAAAACTGAGATTCCATATCACACAATTTATTGTTGGTGTCACGGGACGAATTGTCCCAACTATCACAACTTGTGCAAACTGGCGTCAGCTCTCAACTTAGAGTTGGATTATTTCTCAATCAATGATTAACAAAGAAAGGAAGGTGATGCTAAATGTATTGTGAACACGGAATAGTTTTCGCTTATTGCCCAGAGTGCAAACAGAAACTAACTCCAAGTAACAGCCAGCAATGCCCCGGAAGTAACTAACGGGGCGATAATTAAACTATGACAAACAACGAACAACAACCCAAGATGAAAAGCGCGGAGGAGTGGTCTAAAGAGATTGCCTACATTCAAGGAATCAACATGGCTAATCAACAATTCACCATGTCTGATTCTGCTACTAAATGGTGGATAAAGGAAATCCAACTCGACGCCTTCAAAGCAGGAGCAAGATGGGCGGCGGGGATGTGCGATAGAAGCGAATACTCTAACGGTGGAATTGGCACAGACATACGCTCCGCCGCCAAAAACCTAAAGGAGATACCGGAATGAATTGTCTTTGTCTTACACCAATGGAATTACACGGAGTCCTTTTGACTTGTCCTAAGTGTCATCTTAGCACGCCAGATGGACAACCACTTGAATTCAACACACCAACGCCGGAAACGGATGCTTACTTGAAAAAATATTGCCTTAACGATTCCAACGAGATTGTGCTTCTCGACTTCGCCCGCAAACTTGAGCGGGAGAGGGATGAGGCGAGAAAAGAAAGAGATGAATGGGGGCAAGTCTTCAAAGATCGTGACAACTGGAAGCTCTGTGCTACAGAAGCAATAGCTCTCATTAGAACTTTACGTCCAACAGTAACAGAAGAAGGAAGTAAAGAAGATGTACAAGACTGTCAGATAGATGCACTAATTTCCAAGTTCAATCAACTCAACAAATAACACATAGCATATCTATGTCCTCCCCCAACATATTAGCCCTTCGCAAGTCTTTGACTGTAGGTCGTAAGATACGAGTATATGATTCCAACAAGTATGGAACACTCATCGTCAATAAGCCCATGTCTCGACGTGATAAGATTAGGGCTGGACTCATCAATCGCAAAGGTCAATCCAAGTAACACCATGAAAATCAAAATCACACTAATCATCGAGACTCCCGATGGAGAGTTGCTGGCAGACATTAAGTCTGGACAATTCGTTAATGCTTTAGCTACTGATGTGTTGATGGCAGATGAAGTCATCATCAGTAGTGAGCACGAAGTCTTAACGCAGTAACAAATAATACAACCACTTATGAATCAACAACCAGACACATCAACATTAAAGGGTAAGATTGCAGTGATGCAGGCGGCACTCAAATACGGTCGATTTCAGATAAGAACAGATGACAATGATCTTTGGCATAATAATTGTGCCCCTATTTGTAGATATTTCTTTGACTTTCAAAAGATGCAATATCGTATCCATCCGGATGACTTGAATCCACCACAACCTAAGAAGTGGAGAGCTTGGATACGTGGTGAAAATCCTCCAGTTGGTAGTTTGCTGAGAAGTATTTTTGAACCTAAAGTTACTCTACTAGTAATAACATCTATGCCAGACGGCTTTTACACAATCTTAGACGCTCAAGTCAAGTGGTCAGACTTAAAGACTGCTTTTAGTGATGTAGAAATCTCATACGACGGCGGCAATACATGGCAACCTTGTGGAGTATTAGAATAACCCATAACACTTTAGTCTCTCTCCTCACCTTAGACCATCCATGACGATTATCTTTGTTTGATGCAGGGACAATTGTATTTGATGTGTATCATTAACTATGATGGACTATCATCCTTGTTAGATGGAGGGGTGAGGGAGAGACAACATTCAACATTATGTCAACAAGAACACACATTAACTTAGGTGGACACTCAATGCGTCTATGTGGCCGTGACAGTAATCCAGAAGATGATTGGTCGCTAGTTGCACTACGTGAGCAACTCTCTATTGAGCCTAACTACAAGCCCGACGATAGCCAACCTTGGTGTGACCAATGTAGGGCTATCTACAACAAGCATCATGCACTCAGCGGACAATCATTATGGATACCAAAGCTAAAGTAGGAACCGCCGCCGGAGCAATAGCCCTTGTTGTAGGTGGTATCTATAGTGTAGTTCAACTAAGTAAAGGTCCAGACTATAGTTGGGTTACAGTAAGGTCAAATACAATAGTTAGACCTACTGGCTTTCTATTTGATGCTGGCCCTATCTGGTATCCTACTGAGAGATACCAATACATGTCTTGCCGTCCCGGCTTTACTAACAAGATACCCATCTTCACTCTCAAGCAACGTCCCAATGGTGAGCAATGGCTTAACTTTCTCACGTTTGAAGTTCCCTTGGGTGCTAGACAATTGCTCATTGAAGCACTACATCATGAACCATATCTAGCATGGATTCCTCTCCTTGAATACGAGTACAAGGATAGTGACCCTCGTAACATAGGGGTAGATGTTAATTGGATTCCCACTAACAGACCCACATTCAGGATACTATACAGCAAACAATGAAAATACTTCAATGCAATTGCGGCAAACCTATCTATGTTGATGATGGAGACTATCTGAAACTTAGACATAGAAGCTTTGGCTGTGGACATAATAAACCTGTTCACGATACAACCTCGATGAAATCTATTGTCTATTATATTTTAGATTTCAATGATGATCTTTATGATCATCAAGATAGAGATAGGCACAACAATCAAAGACTTAACTTAAGAGGCTGCACATATTCACAAAACAATTCAAATAGAGACAGCAAAAGAGGCCCATCTGGCTATAAAGGAGTTAGACTTACATCCAAAGGTAAATGGAATGTAAGAATAGCTGTCAATGGCAAACGTACAGATTTAGGAACATTTGATACAGCTAAAGAAGCTGCTATTAGATATAACCAAGCTGCTATTAAATTGCACGGAGAATTTGCTTTACTAAATATAATATGAAGACTAAACGTGATAACAAAATAATTCTTAATTTGAATTCTTGCCAATGGGCGCGATTCTATTATAGGAATCAGCATGGTGATACAAGGGATACTTTGCCCGCGCCAGCTTACATGTCAGTAAGAGGCTCTGTCATATTTAAGACTGCTAGTGCTTATCCTCATCCTGACTATCCAGCAGAGACAATGTATGAGAGAGCTAAACGACTAGGTCTCCTTGAACAGTGGACTCCCGAAGTATTCTTCAAGGTGACTGCTAATGCGGGAGTCATCTTTACAGGAGATAAGGCTATGTCTATGTGGAAAGCCTGGAATGCTAAGATATTTAAGAGAGATCAGCCCCAACAATGGGATGCTGGCTCAACACAACAATAAGATTATGACAATCAATCCCAAAGCAATCTATAGTGTAGAAGAATTTAATCGCTTATCTCAAGGGAAGAAGAATGTGTTTCTCAATGCTTCTATCCTAAAGGATATGAACTGTTTTAGATATTACTTTCGACGAGCAATACGAGGACTTGTCCGACGGAGTAGTGGGGGAAACTATAAGCAAGCATACGGAACCGCAGCACACAAGTTTCTCCAGAACTTCTACAGTGGTTTACCTTTCTCTGCTTGTATCAAGTCTGCCACAGACTACTATGACAAGTATGCGGAGTTTATTCCCCTAGATAATCCGCGAGAATTTAGAACGATGCAACATCTACAGTATATGTTGAAGGGATATGCGTCGGTTCACAAGAGAACTGGTAATGAAGAGAATACAATCTTTACACTTCAGGAAGAAGACTTCCTCCCGCTTATTGGTGCAGAAGGTAAACCCACATTAGAATTTAAGTTCGCAATCCCAGTATGGAGTAATGACAAATATAATTTGTTTCTTGCGGGAACAATAGATATGATTGCGAAATACGGTGGTCACGACATTTGTCTTATTGACCACAAGACTACAAGTGCGACGAATAAGGAGGAATTTATAGGCTGCTTCGAGCTAAGTATTCAGACGATGCTTTATAGCAAAGTGTTTAAGGAACTTAACGACTTAAGTAGTTATCCCCCCGTCGTGATAAATGCCTTTTTCCTTCGGAAGCCCACACAAAAGGCGGAGAAGGAGGGACGCTTTGATGGGTGTGACTATGTAACTTCTCCCGTCATGCCCTTCGATGAAGGTCGAATGGTAGAGTTTGATAAGTTTCTCCGCTCTCGTATCGAGTGGATTGTGGGTCACTTAGATAAAAATTGCGCGGAGGCAGAAAGTGATTTTAATTACGCTGGGTGTCATCGACAATTTGGGGATTGTGAATACTTTGATGTGTGTAAATTACCGCCAGAGTTTAGGGACGCGACACTAGATAACAACTACACTGTGGAAGATTACAATCCACTTATGTTTCAAGACTAATATGAAAAAACTGATGTTATTTATTACTGGTTTACTTCTAATTATTGGTTCACTTTACGCATCGTCTTATTTTCTTTTTCATCTTCACGGTTGGGCAGGATTTCCTACTTTTATGACTTGTATTATTTTCGGTATTATTGGAATGACTTGTGTAATGAAAGCTCTTGATGTAAACTAAATCTTATGCCACGCCAAAAGAAAAAGTCCAACGGAATCGCCACGAATACAAATATCAACAGCGACTTGTCATTTGACGAATGTCGTTATGTCTTTCCACGAGGAAGTATAAAAGACATGGAGGAAAAACTAAAAGCAAAATTAAAGGAGTATGAGAATAGGAAGCCCCGGAAAAGTGGCACGAAACTAGCTAGATAATCGTGACACAGACACCCCTCACACATCTATGAAAAAATATCTACTTATATTAAGCCTCAGCACATGCCTCCTTTTCGTTACAAGCGGTTGTGGTTCGACGCCACGGCAAGCGATCTATCGCACAACGGGAACTACTATAGTTACTGTGGACAATGCGATGAAAGGATGGAATGATTATTGTGCAACGGGAAAACAAACAGTAGGAGAGGAACTTCAAGTAAAGGCAGCTTACGAGAAGTATCAGCTTATACTTAACGTCGCGCGAACAATCCTTATTAGTGTTGACACGCCAGAAAATGCGACGAATTTTGAGAAGGCGATAGCGGCACTCGAAGATGCAAGAGGAGAGCTTTTGCAGCTCATCTTTAATCTTAGCAACAAGAAGAAATAATACTACATTCTATGATTCAAATAACTGAAGATCAGTATATAAAAGCAAAAGAGATTGAGCCAGCGATTAAGAGTTATCTTGCTTCTTTTTCCGTAGTGCCTGGTGGTATCGGAACTATCACACAATTCGCTGTGTGGCACAATACACAAGTGGAATCTTTACAGAATCAAATCGACAATCTTCGGAATGAACTTACGAAATAACACAATATGAACACTACACAACTAATCATCTTCGCACTTCTTCAACACGGCCCCCAAATGGCGAGGGATATTCAAAAGATATTCACTATCGGTCGTGACCCAACGCAAACAGAGTGGAACGAACTCTTTGCACGGGCAGAAAAAACATACAAGGAGCTGGTGCCTAATACTAAACTGAGCGACGCACAACTCGATGTGTTGCCGGGACAACAAGGATAATTTATGGACACAAAAATTGAAATCTACAAGGACACAAATGGTGAGTTTCGCTGGCGTGCAAAGCGCAAAGGACGAATTGTGTGTGATAGTGGAGAAGGTTATAAAAGAGAAGCTACGCTCAAGCGAGTTGTGAGTAATCTTTTTAGTAGTAAAATAATTTTTATTAAGCTACTTACTTCTAAGTAAAGGCGCAAATAATAACTCTCGACATTATGGAACTTCCTAAACAACCAACAATCTCGTCACGTAAAGATCCTAAAGTTCTAATTCTCTACGGTCCTCCCAAACACGGTAAGACAACGGTAGTAAGTAAACTTCCGGGATGCTGTATAGTGGACTTAGAAGATGGGTCAGACTATGTGAGTGCGATAAAGATTAAATGCGCGAACAGAGGTGAGTTTGACCAATTCCTTACGCTTTGTAAAACACAACGTCCATACAAATATGTCGCAATAGATACAATAGATAAAGTGGAGGAGTGGGCAGAGATAGATGCGACGGTGAAGTACAAGTCCACGCTACAGGGAAAGAGCTTTACGGGGTCAAGTGTTCTTAACTTACCTAATGGCGGAGGATACATGTGGTTACGTCAGTCCTTTAACGACTACTTTAATCGCATGGCATCTATCGCGGATCAAGTAATTCTTATTGGACATATTCGGGACAAGATGATAGAATCTGCCGGGAAAGAAGTAAGTGCGAAGGACTTGGATTTAACGGGGAAGATAAAGAGCATAGTGTGTGCGAAAGCTGATGCGATAGGATACCTTTATAGGGGAGGAAGCAAAGGTGAAAAAACAATCCTCACGTTTGAGACTAACGAGACAGTTCTTTGCGGTAGTAGGTGTGAACATCTAAAAGGGAAGAAGTTTGAATTTGAAGGAGGGCCAGACAAGTTCGATTGGCGATGTGTCTATACGCAACTTGAAGGGCCACCTTCTTCTATACTTGACGCGACGGTAAACTAAAGTAAAACAACAATAACAATAACGTAAATGTAATTATTATGAGTGATGAAATTAAACCAAAAGCTGACGAGACTAAACTTCCGGCGACAAATGATGAGTTGATTAAAGCAAAGAATCACCTCAATCAACTTGCTCAATCCCAACTTGATAAGTTCGGTGGGGACAAAGCCGTGAAGGGCCACAATCCTCATTTGTGGATTGCGGAGAAAATCACACCACTACTTAACGCACTCGCTGTTAAGGATTGTCCCAAGAGTGTAGTGACTGCGGCATTAGGGGTCACACTTGAAACTCCCGCGGTTAAAGATGCTAATATCCCTACTCGTATCGTGTCGGATAAGTATCTCAAACCGACCACGGGAGCGACGGAGAAAAAGTAGCTAATGATTTCTCGCTGTTTTGATTTGTTACAAGACAGCGTGATAAAACTAGCTGATGTTCTACTTTCTATTTTGCGTCAGCCTGTTCGGCGGCATCATACGAGGGTAGAAATATGCTGGTGAGTTTGGTTTGACTTGAATAATAAACCAAGTTGTTTTGGGCCTTCATAACTTACCGACATGGACTGTCGATAATAAACTAAAGGTTCCTTTCCTTAGCCAACAACTACAACTAAAATAAAAGTATGCAATGTCTCGACGATCATCATCATTACAGGCTCGGTAATTTTGAAGCTACTGAACCTGAGCAAGAACTCAAGTTCATTAACAAGAAACCAGAATCAGAAGGTTCTACTACTTTAGTTACAGTTCATGATGGAACAACGAATGAGGAAGTTCTTAAGATGCTTATTCATCGTTGCGGTGAACTAAACAAAAAATTTCCTAGTCGTGAGAATTCCATCGCAATTACTAAGATGGAAGAAGCTCTAATGTGGTTCGAGAAACGAACTGCAAATAGAGTGGCTCGCGGCGTGGAAGGACAGCACAAGGCATAATGCCATAAAACAAAAACAACAAACACATAAAACAAAATGAGTAACGAAGCACAACAGCAACTAGACCAAGCCGCATACGACCTCAAACTTCCTAAGTCACACTATAAACTTCGTGTGATTGAGGCAAGTCTTAAACCCTCACAAAATGGTAATCCGATGATTGTGGGAAAGTGTGAGATATTTGATGCAAAGCCCATTAACGGGGTGGACATTAACGGACTCACACTTCCATTTCGCTCCGTCCTCACTACGAGTGCGCTGCGATTTGTAAATCTAACTCGACAAGCATTAGATTTACCTGAAGTCGATGCGAATACGATTAGTGGGATTACGCCCGAAGAATACATTAAGTGTGAGGGATTCGCGGTGTGTTCGGGAAAGACGGATGAGATTCAGGATGAAATCACTGGGGAGAAGATGACTAATCCCTATGATGGAACTCCTATGACAAAGACAAGTCGGGAGATTGTTGAGTGGATTCCACGTCCCAAGAAGAAGTAGATTACGGCCTGAGTTAATCCTACCCACTAGGGCAATAATGCACAAGTTCTAGTGGGTAGTATAAATTTAGGTGGTAGACTAAAGTCATTACCCGCCCTATGGAACTAAACCAAGAACATTCTACTTACGAGCGACAAGAGATACCCGATAAGGACAAGTAGAATGAAACATAGCTGTTCTATGTTTAACTCTAGCAAAATACAAACTACTCGTTAAAAATGCGATATGACTTTCGAGTATTTCACTTCAATCCACGGAAGGTGTTTGGTAGCCCTCTAGCGAGGAATTAACGAGGGTGCTAGTTTTTACATTTAAGTATAAATATAAATTTATGACACAATTACTGAGTGATTTTTTCGAGCGTCTCAATAAGACAAGTAAAGGGGTCTTACGATTTAGATATACGAATAAGGAAGGTGAGTCGAAAGATGTTATTCCCCTCGTCGTTAGCCACGGCGGTTGTTTTATTGTCTGTCACGAAGCAGGATTACCGACAAAGCTAATTTCAATTAGTAGTAGTGACCTAGAAATAATTAATATTAACACCATAGTTCAACAACAATCATAAAGTAAAAACCATGAAAGCGGCAACCATAGAACTTCTCGCAGAGATACATGACTACATAGACAGATTGAATGAGAGCGAAGGTAAACCACTTAATACAGAGACGGTGGTGAATATGAGTAATTCTCTCGCCACTTTTCTTGAACAAGCGACGATTAAGTTTATCGCAGGACAGAAAGAGCACGGGGGAGATTTACGTAATCGTGACTTGGATGAGGAGATGAGGAAAGAACATATAGATATGTTCTGGTATGGGGAAGCTAAAGGCTGGGGCAGTCCGTTTCCAGTTTTATCACAACATAACTAGAAAAGGATATTATGTTTACATTATACGACGCAGGAATGAGACCTTGTGCAGCAGGATTTGAGAACAGGTATGAAGCTGAAGACTATGCGCGAGTTTTGGGACTTAATATTTTTTACGTTTATTTTGTCAAGACTTATTCTGCACAGTAATGCACAACGCCCCCATAATGGAGTATAATGGGTTGACGATTATCACTAATCCGTCGCGCTTCGACATAGAGAGTGGAAACAAGAAACTGATTAGTGGTAATGCGGGAGACTACTTCGATGTTTGTCTCAATCCAATTTCGCGGCTTAATTGTGATATAATCACAAGTGATGCGTTTAGTGGATTTAGGGAAGGGACAAAATGTGCGCTTCTCCTTGGAGAATCAGCGACCAAACTATTTGGATACGATGACGATATATCTATTCTGCGAGGCTATCCACTACAACTTACGTCGAGTGTGATAGGTCTTCCTACATTTCATCATCAAGAATGTATGGATAGACGGGACTACGAGAGTAGTGAAGATGAGAGTGAGGGAGTTGCAGAGAGTGATAATGAGACAAAAGGAAAAGGAAAAACTAAACGACGTAATTGGCGATGGTGGTATTACACAGATATAAAAAAGTGTGGACGCTTGTTGCGAGAACATAAAGGGATACTACCGATTGAAGACGAATGGACACGACATCTCTATCCGAGCGCGGACATGGTTCTTGAGAAATTGAGGACTTGGGAGAACAAGACTATCATCCTTGACATAGAGACAACAAGTAACTTTACGATGACATGTTTTGGTATAGGTTGTCTTGAGGAAAAAACATGTTATGTGGTGCCGTGGAAAAGATACAATAACGAACTAGCGTATAACGAAACAGATTGTCGGGAGCTAATGCGGTGGCTTACGTTATGTTTAGGGCGAAATAAATGTGTTCTCCATAATGCGATGTTTGATTTGTTTATTCTCGCTTGGCGATACAAGATATTACCACCACGGAATGTGTTTGATACTATGCTTGCGTGGCATAGAGTTAGACCAGAATGTGAAAAGTCATTAGGTCATCTTATCTCCTATTTTACTTGGTTCCCATATCATAAAGGCGACGGAATCTTTGAGCCTAAAAATCAATCCCAAGATAATCAGCTTTGGAACTACAACAGCGACGACATAGTTACGACGGCCGCTATCTATACTCGTATTCAGGATGAAATCAAAAAAGCAGGGGCAGAAGAAAGTGTCCAACTCGCAATGCGAGAAATACCAAGTTACTTGTCTTTGTCACTATTCGGGGCAAGGATGGATATTGAAAGAAGGAACACTCGAATTAAAGAACTCCTCACAAAGCAAAAAGCGATTGACCTTTGTTTATCCAGTGTGTGTAGGCAAGAGCTAAATCCTCGATCATCGCAACAAGTCAGTAAGTATTTATATGGGAGGTTAGGATACAAATGTCCACGCGAGGATGAGCCAACGAAGGAAAGCACACTACGTAAGTTACAACTAAAGAACAATCCCCCGTCGTTGCAGCTCATACTTGCGAGTCGTGCCGCACGTAAAAGTGCATCGTCACTTGCGTTTAATGGATGGGGAGCAGAAGCTAATCGCATGACTTGTGCGTGGATACTTACGGGGACAGATACATATAGATTAGGAAGTCGCAAGCTTTGTAAACAGAAGAACAAAAAAGGTAGTGGATTTGGAAGTAATTTTCAAAATTGGTCTAAAGAAAACCGAGATTTAATATTAGCTGATGAAGGTAAAATACTTATCCAAGTTGACCAAGCTGGGGCTGAGGCACTTATCGTTAGCTACCTATGTAGGGCTGGTAAATTTCGTGATCTCTTTATTTCTGGTGTCAAGCCTCATGTATTTGTTGGCTTGCATCTTTTTAGAGGAGAATGGAAACGTAGATTTGTTCGTTCTTCTAGTATTGATGAGTTGTGTGGTCTTAATCCGCGAAACATTAAGACCCATCCAGATTTTGAAGAAGTAAAGAATCTTATCGCGTCATCTGATGATTGGCCTGCGAAGGAGCGATATTACTTCATGGCAAAAATGACTTGTCATTCGGCAAACTATGACATTAAGTGGCCCACATTCCAGCAACATATGTTGGATAAGAGCGAGGGACAAGTGGTGCTAGACAATAGCGAGGCAAAGAGATTTCTTGAACATTATCACATGTTGTTTCCAGAGATACGTCTTTGGCACATGGATATACAAAACGAGCTAAAGAACAATGGACGAAAGTTGACAAATTTATTTGGTCATCCTCGTCACTTTAACGAACAATGGGGAGACACCCTTTTCAAACAAGCCTATGCGTTCAAACCCCAATCCACCGTTGGTCAAATCACAAATTACGCGATTTGTGAAACCCATGAAGCCATCGAACAACGGGATGAATGGACATACGATTTGGATATACTACAGAATGGCCATGATTCGATACTATGCCAGACGAGAATTGGAAAAGAAACGATTGTTGGGACAGAGATTAAGAAGCGACTTGAACGGGATTTAGAGTATAAGGGTGTGAAGTTTAAGATGAAGAGTGAGATTCAAGCTGGACATAATTGGAAACCATACGATGAAAAGAAAAACCCAAATGGACTTAGGACAATTAAGATATGAATATACAATACTACGATAAGTCCTTTAATGATGGCAAAAATATTCTTGTTTTTGGTTCAAACACTGGAGGATTTCATGGAGCCGGAGCGGCCAAAGCTGCACTTGAGCATTGGGGTGCAAAACTATATCAAGGCGAAGGATTGCAAGGACAATCCTATGGAATACCCACAAAAGATAAGTGGTTGAGGACACTTGAACTTAAATTGATAAAATTTTACGTAGATAGATTCAAAAAGTTTGCTGCGGAAAATCCAGAACGATATTTCCTTATTACTCGTATAGGTTGTGGCTATGCTGGCTACGATGATAAAGAGATTGCACCGATGTTTGTTGAGTTGCCAGCTAACTGTCAGTTACCAAACGGATGGGTAAAACTAATGTAGATATATGAACATCATATTAATAGAAACCGAGGATGAAGCAAAGAAAGGAATTAACAATCCCCATGTCGAAAAGCTCGAAGACAACGGTCACACGGTAGATAGACTTGTGATTAAGAACGAGCAAAAAGACGCATGGATTATTACATCACCTGAGTTAGACGGAGTAGGAATAGGCAATATAACAAAGCAACAGAAGAGTATTCCAGAAGTTAAAGTGTATACTAATTGGAGTAATTTCTTCGGAAAGGAGTTTGTGGAATGAGTTTACAAGATTTTGCAAAGATGGTCACGGTCAAGGAAACAACCGATATGTTTAGCGCAGGTGCGATTCATGTCACGTTTGAGATGGGGGAACTGCTGAAGTTTCCGGAACCAAAATACAAAGAAGACACGACGAAAAGGTGTATTAATCTTTTATATAGGCGTCTGCAAGAGATTGTAAAAGGATCTTCAGATACTAGACTAACAGCAACAGAAATACAGATGACAAGACAAATGCACAGAAAATCTCCTGCAACGTATTTCGCAGGAATAGATTATGCGGCTGAACCTTATGCTTCAATGGGTCGCTATGAACCTCGCGATAGAAGCGAGCCGTCTCTTTCGTCTATTTCGTCTAAGTCTATTCTTGATGCACCGATAATTTAATCTCTTTCTCCATGCTTACCTTGTCATCTAGCAATAGCTCCTCCACCACTATGTCAGACTCTAATAAGGATTATGACGCGCTAAATGATTTGATTACTGAACAATATCAGACTCTCGATTTCTCAAGTCTTCGCCCATCACCTCTAACCCTCCGCACCAGCTCCGGCGTCAGCCAAAGCTCTGCAACTTCACTTACTAAAAATGAAAGTAAACCGTCAGAAGAGAACGAGCAAAATGAATTGGAGGCAATTTTACTCAAGCGAAAACCGCCCCTTACACCGTCGCTTTTTCCCACAAATCTTGAGCGATATAGATATATTTGTAAAGACCTCCCATCAGATGATAGATTTATAGATTATTCATTTTACTTCACTATCGCAGCGTGTCTTGCGCGGAAAGTGTGGATAGGAGGACAAGGACAATTTAGATTATATCCTAATCAATTTGCGATATTTGTAGGTGGGCCAGGACTAGGTAAAAGTCTAGCGGCGAAAGTAAGTGGGACATTTCTTAAGAGCCTAGTCGAGACTAAGAAAGTGCGAATTAATGGAGTCGATAAACTTGAAGAAGTCCCCATGCTAAATCTCGGTCCCGACACTATCACATTTGAAAAACTAGTTTTACGTGCGGCGGCGTCCTCAAACAGCAATCTAGTCAGTGATGAAACAATTGCAAAGGGGTACCCGAAATACTATTCACATTCGTCAACTACATTCTGTCTTGCTGACGAATTAGGAATGTTATTTACAGAAAACACTAAGCGCGTAGTGAGCTTTCTAAATACAGCGTGGGATTGTGATAAGTTTGAAGGAGATACGATTAAGCACGGGGTAATTACGATTAAGAATATCTGTGTTAATCTTCTAGGTTGTGCGGCACCAGAAGTGATGAAAGACTTGACACGAACGCGCGTGTTTGATACGGGATTTACAGGACGTTGCTTATTTCTTTATACCCCGGCAAAGAGGAAATATAGCGCGCGTATAGTCGAAAGTGACGAGCAACGGAATGAGGGTGAGCATCTTAAAAAGTATTTGCGCGACTTGTGTAAAATGAAAGCTTGTGAAGTGAGCTTTACGAATGAGGCGAATGCGTGGCTAGATAAACATTCACCACGATTCGATATAGATAAGAAGAATGAGCATGGAAAACTCGCGGATTATTACTCGCGTAAAAATGCCCATGTGCAAAAACTCGCGATAGCAATACACTTTGCGGAGAATATGAACCCAGTGATAGGTGTACGTGACCTTGAAATGGCAAAGATATTACTTGAGCGAATTGAGATAGATATGCACAAGGCATTATGTTTGTCTGGGGAGAATCCACAAGCTACGGTGATGGAGGGGATAAAGAACTACTTACAAATACACGGAGCAACGACGCGACAGAAGCTCAAGTTAGAATTTATTGGGGAGCTCGACATTGAAGAGATAGATAAAGTGTTTATGTTTATGACACAAAGTGAGATGATAGTTAATACTAATGTGGACGGGAAAGCTGCATATAAACTTAAATGAACTCATTTTTACTTTATGGATTTTGGGCGATTTTTGGATGGTTCTTCTGTGTTTATCTCGCGCTTGAGAAAAGGCGATGTTTTACGTGTGGGCGACGGACACGCTACGTGAGTAAGATAAGTACGAGTAGTTTGCAACAAGAACGATATGTGTGTGTTAAGTGTCAACTTGGAAATAAACTAATAAAACTATGACAAACGATCAAAAACAAGTACGAGATTGGATGACTGCATTTGGCCAAGAGACACCAGATAAACCTTGCATACCCTCACTAGAAGTTAGGAAGTTGAGGGCGAAGTTGATATTGGAGGAGGCTATGGAAACAATACACGCTCTAGGTTTCTTCATCTCTTTCATAGGAAAGAAAGATGGCTATCAATGGAACTATGTTCCAGCCTTTGATACGTATGACTTCACAAGTCGTGACAGCTATGTCGATAATAAAATATCTTTAGCCGAAATCGCCGACGGCTGCGAGGACTTAAAGGTTGTGACTGAGGGGACATTGGTGGCTTGTGGGCTTATTGACTACAAGAACTACAAAGGCCCTCTAAGTATCCAGAATAATGACCCCCTCTTCGATGAAGTGATGAGAAGTAATAATAGTAAGATGTGGTCTTACGAAGAAACTCAGAAGTTAATTAAACCTAACGGAGAAGTTCACGATGATTACGAAATTTATAATCATACAAGAGATGCCATTGGATTTACACACTTACAGAAGTATATTGTAAAAAACAAAGACGGCAAAGTAATCAAGAGTCCTAGTTTCAATCCGCCACAACTAGACAAAATAATTAAAGAATTATGAAGCTAGAAATTAACAAGCAATACAATAGATGGACAGCACTTAAATTTGTGCGTAAAATTGGTAGTCAGCATTACTATTTATGTCGATGTTCTTGTGGAACTGAAACAGAAGTTAATGGTAGAAATGTGCTGAGAGGTTTATCTAAATCTTGTGGCTGTCTACATTCAGAATTGACAATAGCTAGAAACAAAACGCACGGGCAATCTTCAAGAAATAATGAATCTAAAGTTTATCAATGCTGGATAAATATGCGGGCTAGATGCTTATATCCATCAACAGCAGGATATGCTGATTATGGAGGCAGAGGAATAAAAGTCTGCGAGAGATGGAATACGTTTGAAAATTTTCTTGAAGATATGGGAGGACCACCATTTGGAATGGAACTCAACAGAATTGATAACGACAAAGATTACTGCAAAGAAAATTGTGAGTGGACAACACTAACTCTCAACATAAGAAACAGAAGAAATTCTAAGTATGTTGAGTTTGAAGGCAGTAAAGTATATCTAAAAGACTTAGCTCGTAAAATGAAAGTAAATTACTTTACTCTTTACAAGCGTATTTACTACAAAAATGAAACTCCAGAGCAAGCTGTAAAGTATCTATCCCCTTCCTATTCTCACGCAAACCTCCAACCAATCATCGACGAGATGAGTAAGTGATTATGAATATCCCAATCTATAAAACCGAAGAAGAACTAAAGCAAGAAAAAATAGAAGTATTCTGTAAAGGCATTGCACTTGGTTGCGCGATACTTTTTATTATTTTCCTCATCGTCCCTAATCTCCAACTTGCTCCCCAACAAGATAAGTCGTTAATTCTCAACGTCCAAATCGAAGGAATAGGGGTGCTAGATTTCTATCCGTCGCCTGAGAGTAGTCGGGTGTTTAAGAAGTTTGGGACAAATGGGTTTGTGATAAGTGGACTTTCGATAAAAAGGAAATAAATAATTATGACTACAGAAAATAATACACTCGACGTTGTTAATCATCCTCCCCACTACAAAGCGCATCCATCAGGTGTGGAATGTATAACTATCACTCGCCACTTTAACTTCAATCGTGGTAACGCAATTAAATATATTTGGCGAGCTGCGGAAAAGGGCCGAGAGATAGAGGATTTGAAGAAAGCGATATGGTATTTAAGTGACGAGATAAAGAGACTTGAGACTGAGGCGAACCTAAGTGCAAGCACTTCAGGAGATTGAGCTGTGAAACAACCAGCATACAATGATGATGACCTGATGAACTTTGGCAAGTTCAAAAACGAAATGCTTCAAGATGTTCCAGTCTCTTACCTACACTGGTGGTATCACGAGACAGATAAACGAGATATAAAACTAAAACACTATATTGAGAATAGTCTCTCTGCACTAAAAGAAGAGAAGCCAGACTTAATCTGGAGTATTAAGTGAACATTACGGAATAAGCAAATTCTTTGCTCTATTCATTTGCTTTTCTCTTACATATTTCTTCACTCGTTCTCCCGCTTCTTTCTTACCTAGTAGCCGTTCAAGATAATTCTTGTAGTCCACAAATCCCTTGGGGTTTGATTCTGGCGAAGGGAATGTCTGAACGGCATTTCTTTTATATCCACTCAATTTTCTTCTATATTCTTCTACATCGCCCTTAGATTTATCTTTGGCCTCTTGTATGAGCGCGGGAGTTAATTGGCGCGCACGGGCGAAATCAGGGGTCTTTTTGAACTCGCGGACGTTTGTCCCGGTGTAAGGGTCAAAACCGCTAGAACCCGCTTGGGCAGCGTATGGCAACCCCTCTCCGATGCGATACATTCTCAAGTCTCGACGTTCGTCCCGGCCAGTCCGTTCAATGTCTCCCGTCGCGTTCTCAAAGTGATTTTTAGCAATACGCCCCACTTGTAATTGGTTGAGGATTGTTTGCTCGGCAAAGGTTTTAGATACATTAAGTATATCTTCCCCATTAGCAAGTGCGGACGCTGCTTTAGATATATTATCTACACCATCTCCAAGAAGTTCAATGAGAGGATAGTTATATCCTTGAGGTTTATTCTTAAACGCCATGTCGAATCCGGCCTTACCAATTTCCCCAAATGTTCCAAGTGCGCCGATATAAGAAAGACCGGCCATTAGGTTATATGCGACGGCGGGGATATTACCCTCAAGTCCGCGGGAACTTGCACTTAGTTCTTGAAGAGAAGGAATATTAAGTTTTTTACCTGAGAGTTTTTCTCGGAGTTCTTTAAGTATAAGTCCTCCAGCAGAGGCTCCAAACATCGTTAGGATAAGTGGCGTATAGTTACCGGCTTTCGCGGGAAGTAGAACATGTTTGTAGAAGTTATTCGCACTTTCGATGTTCCAACGAGCGAGCCTAAGTATAGGAGCGATTTGACTATCAATAGCCCAAGATGGAAGACCCCGTGGATCATAAGTTCCCTGGGTTAAGTCCATCATACGAGACGCTAGGGTTTTTACATCTAGGCCACTCTTGCCATTCGCTAATCCGTCAAGTAACTTCGCTGAAGTTTCATTCCCATTCTCAGCGAGCTTCTGATGAACAGTCACTAGATACTCGCTCATGCCTTGGCTGATGCCGCGCGAAAATTCTTCAAGCTTGGCTCTTCCTGTAATTTTAGAAAGTCCGTCACCGAGTTTTCTTATATTTTCGACATGAGTATTATCTACACTAAAGACATTCTCGAAGTCTGCAATCCGGTCTTTAATACGACCAGTGGATTTTGCATTACGGATATTTTGAGAGAGACTCTTAATTCCGTTCATAGCACCCAACAATGCATCGCTAGTGGAAGGAGCAAATTTAGCCATGAGAAACGGGGCGGCAAAGGCGTCATTGATACCTGTTAGTGGGCCGAGAATAGCATTAATCGCGACTTTACTATATGCGTCTAGCGTGGGATTAGTCTTTACGTTTTGGCCTTGAATAATATCCATGACTCGACGGATATGTTCATTACCTGCGATTTTATTATATCCTTCCCCCACTAGGTCTTCAGTAATAGGACGCCCCCAGGCATCTTTTTTATATCCTAACATCCACAACATCTTGGGGTCAATTTGAATAGCGTCATGAAATGCCCTTGCGCGAGCAGTACGTTTCCAATAACGGTCTAAAGCTAGAACAGGGTCTTTCTCAATCCAAGAATCTGGGAGACCAATACCCTCGGCTTTATTTACAGCACCGAAACGTGTTTGATTTGCTTGAATAGAACCACCGTAAGATGCCACTAGGTCTTCAAATAGCTCAAGTGCTTCTTTAGAAGATAAATCATAATTTGTCTTTATATGTTCGACAAAATCATTCTTAAGTTGAGCGAAGGCTTGACTCCCCGGTGCATTTAGAAGTATCTCTAGCTTCTTCCCATCTACGACCTCAGGATGATACAAGGGATTAACCTTGGGTAAACGCATTTGTAGTGTATATCCACCTTTCCCATTAGGCACAAACTCTTGCACAGGTTGGTCGGCGGCGATTTGATCTTTTTGTTTCGATGTGAGTACTTTGCGGATTTCATCGAGAGCAATCTTTACATTAGGACTTGCTTGATCACTATAGTCTGTGCCAGAGCGAGAAGAGGCTAGGGCAATACGTTGATATTCGTCACGTTCATCCGGTGTCAACTTCCTAAGTGCTTCCATCGTGGGATTCTTATATTTGCCTAAATATTCATCTGTAAGGTTAAACACTTCGCGGAGTGCGGGAGCTAGTTCGGCACCACTTTTGCCTAGACGAATCGAGGCTTTATCTAGGTCGCTAGAGAATAATGGTGCTTTAAGTGGTAGTTCACTTATTGTCCGGCGAAATATGTTTTGTTTGCGATAGATAGGATTATCACTATCGGTGGAGAAGTTAGCTAGTATCTCTTCGGGGGTTTTGCCTTGGGCGAGAGAAGACGATTCTTGAAAGCGAATATCAGGATTAGTCGGGTCGAATGTTCCTTGATTGCCGGTGGCAGATTTGATTTGGGTTGGTTCAAAAGCTATGAAGTTACGTCCCCAGATAAAACCATCATAACCTTTTGCTCTTAGATACTCAAAAACTTCACGTTGAGTTTTCTCGTAGCCAGACTTATGTTTTAAGTCATATTGCATTCGTTCTGACAAATCCTCGTATTTGGCTGGATTCTTCAAGCTTAGATAAACAGGTTTGATATTACCACCATCGCCGTGAGTGTAACTATCAGCACCTACAGGCTCAGAAGTAAAGAAATTACCACGCTTAGGTTGTTTACGAAATGCAGTAAAGTTTTTGGTCGTCCCATGATAAACCCTAAGCGGTCGTCCCTCCTTATCCACCACCTTACTATCTCCAAACCACTTCTTAAACTCAGGTGTATTGGTTTGGTCGCTAAGAGAAGAGGATTCTTGATATTTCTTCCCAACTAAAGTTGACTTCTCTTGCGTCTTTACTTCTTGCTTAGGAGCCGCTGGCGGCATCCCCCCGTGTCTATTCTTAATCGTCTCATTCTCTTTCCACAACGCCTGCATCTCAGGGTCTTCTAGCCCTTTACCTTGTTTCATAAGTTCTCGGAACTTTCCTTGAACTTCGACATATTGGTCATAGTCAGACTTAGCGGGCTTAGTCTCTTCGCCCGTAGCTTTAGCCTTAACTATACTGTCGTCCGTTGGCCTAACACTCGAAGGCTCTCGTTCAACTTCTGCGGGTCTTTCACTAATCTCCCTCGCAGAAGTCTCATTTTCTTTTTCTTGCCTATTCGGAATCCTCTCATTTAACTCACTTCCTTCCTGTTTTTTAGTCTCATCAGAGACAACTTGTTTGGTTTTGGGGACAAAATTATCAGAGCCATAGCGTTCAACAAAAGATGGGTCATTGAGGAACTTATTAGATAAAACCCTCTCAAAGTCACTTATATCTGCGTTCTTGCTCCATTTAGTTTTGAGGCCAGATATAAAATTCTCCCATCCACGGCGAAAGGTGCCGTTCTTACTGTCGATATTAAGGAGTTGTTTAACTGTCTCTAGTCCTGTGCGTTCGACTAGAAACTCATCCGCATCAACTTTAGTCTCTCGTCCTTCGTTATACTTAGCAAGTGCTTCACTTCGATTTGTGCTGTCAATCAGATTCTTCCAGAGCTTCTTATCGCTCGTTTTGGGCGAACTCTTTAAGTCATCCAAAAACAAATGTATCATCTCATGCCCCGGCGTATCAGCCCCGGCGACTTCTGGATTGATTTTTGCTACAGCGGCTTTAAGTCCGTCGCGAGCAAATGCAATACCACTTATGGGTTTACCGCTATCTGTTCGTAATTCACCTTGCTCTAGTTTTACATTTCGTATCGGTCCTAGATTCTCAGAGAAAAAGTTGTAAAGTGACTTAGTGAGCCGCAGCCGCTTATCTTTTCCGGTCACCGCAGCTTGCTTCTTGAGGGATGATTCTGGTTGAAAGAATGTTTTTCCTTTCATCCCAATCGCATTACGATTAGTGGGAAGTTCAGTTTCTATTTTAGTCTTAGTTGTAAAAGGAACATCCGGCTCTCCTCTTCTCTCTGCTTGAAGCCGAGCTAGAAAGCCCTCGTCAGCCATGTCACTCGCGGCCTTAAAATCTCCCTTCTTCATCAACTCACGAAAGAGCTGATAGTTAGACTCTTTCTTTGTCGCCTCATTTGTCGCTTTGACACTTTCAGTGACTACGGGTTTCTGGACTTGGGGAACAATTAAATTCTCTTTATTCTTCCCGGCTAATCCTCGGCGTTCTAAGTCCTCATTTATCTTCTTAACCAGCGCGACTTCTTTCTCGTAGTCTCCAAAGCGGCGAACATCAAGGAGTTCACCCAGTTGCTTATGAACTTCTTCATAATTCTTCTTTTCTTTGTATTCCGCTAGTTCCTTTCTCGCTTCTTGATACGCGTCGAACTCTTCTCCATAGCGTTTCTTGTCCAGAAACTCCCTAAGTGTATCTTCGTCATAAATACCTCCCGTCTTGAGTTTACCCTTTTCAGTGACAAACTCAGGGAATACTTGCCTAAGATCATTTATGAATCGTCGTCCTTCGACACTATACTTATTCCCGCTATCTTTCTGAGAGTAATATACACGTGGCCCTTCGTCACTCGCAGCAACATCAAATAAGCCTTTTTCTTTTTCTTCGGGCTTGTCGGCATATTTCTTAGAAACTTTAGCAAGTTGAGCGTCTTGTCCAAGGGGATTTTCTTCAAGATATTTAGCGGCATTGAGGAGTTCTTCTTCGATACGCTTCTTCGCAGCTAGTTCAGCGAATGACGATTCACCTGCTACGCGGCGACCCAAAGTATCACCAATTTTGTCCTGAACACGCCTATTGTCAAAGCTCTCGTCATGTCCTTTAACACGAGCAATTTTACGTCCGAGAGGATTGAGCTTATTAAAAAGTAGCCCACTCCCCACATTGACCGCCGCTTGACCTAGACTAAAGGGTTCATCACCCGTTAAGGCATTATATGTTTCTTGCCCCGCAGGAATAGCTCCACCAACACCTACATCTGCGAGATTAGCGAGTTCAGCTCTAGCAATAGCGGGGATTTCCGCTCCAATCGCTTTTTGCCCCAGTCTCCCAAGTGTTCGTCCAGCGGAAACAGCAGATGTAAGTGAGGGTTTACCAGTTATGAGTCCACCCGCGAGTTGACCTATAAATGCTTGATTAGGGTCTTCTTGTTGGCTTTCTATAAGTTGTTTCTGAAACTCTGGCGCATACTTCTTTACCGCGGGATCGACTATAAACTTATCCGCAAGTAATGCACTTCCCACACCCACACCTATTCCCGCTACCGGCGGAATCCAAGCTGTTGCAGGGGTAGCAAAAAAAGGCGCAAGTGCTTGTGTTGTAGCTATACCGGCGGGAAGACCAACTAGACCAGCGGGAGCAGACCTAACTGCGTGGCGAATAAAAGTTCCAGGTCCAGAATACTTTTCAGGAGTAGCTACTGGTGTAAAGTCTGGAACACTATTTTCTACTTGGGGTGCAGAAATAGTAGGAGTTTCTTTAATGTAGGGTTCTACAATACCAGACTCGGTATTAAATGTGAACTTCTCTGGGTCATATCCCGCGGCGGTAACTACACGGCGGCGGTGGTCTTCATTCTCAAATGTAAAGAGAGGCATAGATAAATTATTTACTCAGTCGTTCACACTGAAATTGCGCTTGGGCATTTGCTTCTTTTTCATTGGCAACGGCTCTGTTCGCTTCGCTCCTTCGTTATATCTGTCACCCAAGTAACTTGTTGCTCCTTCGAGAATTTGCCTAAGCTCGTCGAACGGAATTTCAATTCCTCGGCGAATAAGTTCAAGATAAATCGCAAGTGGACTTTGTGCAGTTGACTTAATCGGTTGTTCATTCTTACCACGTATAAGAGCTTGTCGAGCTTGTCCCGCAGTTTCACCGATTCCCTTCGCAGTTTCTTTTATCGTTGGCCCTGCGATGGATTGTGCGCCAGAAGAAAGAACATTACCCAGATTTTGTAATGGGTCGATAAAAGCAGATTTAAGCGCAGGAAGACCCTCGTTCATAAGACCACGACCAAGAGAAGGTAAAACACCTTCAAATTGTGGCTCTACTTCACGCATACCTTGCAACTTAGTATTAAGTGGTAATGCCCCTACCTGACTACTTCCTTGCTCTCCACCCTGCATAAATTGCTGTAGAAAGGGAAGTGCTTCACGAATTTGCTTGTCGCGATTAAACTCTGTAGGTGGAGGAGACAAAAGTGACGCCGGAACATTGCTTACATTACTCGTTCCTAGATTCTTCGCCGCATATTGATCTACAAACTCTGGCGTAATTTGCGCTGTGGCTCCCGACCCTCCACCTTGCATGGCGGAGATATAAGGAGGAATGAACTTCTGTTTGGGAACAAGCTTTTTGACATTCTTAATTGTCTTCTTAGAAAGTGTTGGGTCAAGTGGATTAGGTTCATCAACCACTTCTTGCGATTCTACTTCTTCAAATTCTGTCACATTCCGCGACGGATTAAACATTTGTTGAGTAGAAGGATTATAATAACCTTCACCCAACTTCGTCGTACTTCCCTCGAATTTCTTCGCTGCCCTAGCTCCAGGCTCAGATTCAAATTCTAGTGCCGACACACTCTTATTGGGACCGAACGCAGCTCGAAGATACCGTGCTTGTTCTTCGGGACTTCTAAAAGCTTGCTCCATCGGTATAATATTCTTTGACACGTCAGAAGGTAAATTACCTATAACCTGACCCATCGCTTGGCCTTCTTCTGCTAGAGCCTCATTACGAGCAATATCCGAGAACTTCTTATTTATTCCATGCTCTTGTTCGAGCATTTTACCTGCGTTGAGGAGTCCTTGTTCGTTTGCGAAAAGAAGTCGATTCTGAAACTCTTTATTTCGCGCGTCTTGTTCAAGCTGAGCGAGTCTAAAGTCATCATTCGCTCCTCTCGACGCCATCCCTCCAAATGGGCCACTACCTACAAATCTGTTTATCCCTAGTTTTGATGGGTCGCTGAAATTTGCCGCGGCTTCATCGTAGTCGGGATTTAATTTAGCTTTGGAAAACGCCGCGAGCAGTCCCATAAGACCACTTCCACGAGGTTGATTACGGCGAAGAATGTTGGAATAGTCTGGCATATTATTTATAAATTAATTTTATCCTGGCACAATACTTCCGACAGAAGAGATGAGTGATGAAACTCCTTGTATTCCCTTCATCCAGTTAGGATTATTGAACTGTGCGGTTTGAAGATTCTTACTTTGTCCATATGTCCCCCCAAATAGTCCCGCATTACCCCCAGTCATATTCTGGCCAACGCCAAGACCCGAAGTAGGCATAATACTTCCCAACATTTGATTCTGACCCACATCACGACCTAGAGTAAGTGACTGATTATATCCCGTACGTAATCCTGGCAATGTCCCCCCAAAGCCTGAAAGAATACTGTTAAGTTGGTCACGCTTCTGCATCAGTCTGTCGTCAAACCCTAGTGCATTACCTATCGCAGCAGTATTAGAACCGCTATTTGCCACGCCACGGTTAATGTTGTTTCGATTCTGCGTTCGTTCTACATTTGCTATCTCCCCCTCTGTGAGTGCGCCAGAGGGATCAAATTGCTTGAGTAGTTCAAGCATCCTATTCGTGTATTCCTCCCGACCTTTATAGAATTCTGGGTCAGCAATCTTCGCTTGTTGGAGTTGTTCCTCCGTCATCTGCCGACCCGTTGTTCTAGCTATATCTAGGTCTCGTTGCGAAGTCTGGCGTTGGTTATATGTGTCTATTTCATTTTGTGCCTGTGCAAAAGGCATCCCAAAACCACGCAATATATCGAGTTGACCTTGTGCAAGAATAGGGGCATTTTGAACACTCGCATTATAGAGTGTGTTCATTAACCCCGGAAGAGTTCGTTGTGTGGCTTGAGCACTTCCCAGTACACTTGCAAACGCCCTTCGCTGATGTTTACCTGTGGGCCTACCCCCTAAATCATAATTAAGTGGTGCCGTTGCATTTGGACTATTTACCTGGGGCCGAGGAGGTCCGGGATAACCCATAAATCGTCTAAGTGCGGTAGCCTCTGGATTTGAGTTTGGCTGCGGATTAGGCACAACTGGAGTAAGTGGTTGTAATTCGGGCATAACTATTTAGTCGTTAAGCGCGGCAAGATTCCGCGCATACATCTTCGCTTGAGACTCAAGTGTATTTATGTTCTTTTCAGCCGATGACATGAGTGCTATATGGGAAAGTTTCGCTTGAAAGTCCCATTCTATCCAAAATCCTACCTTCCAGCCTTGAAGTGCTCGACCAAAATCAAACGTAAGTGTTTGCACAGTATCAGTAGTGTTTTGTCCGTAAGGTGGATTAATGGGTGGAGTTAGTTGTGTAGAAATCGCTAGTTGTATCGGCTGGTCTTGGCTCGATTGCTCTTTCCTGTCCACATAAGGTGTAGCATTTACTGTGCCGTTAGATTCTGCGTCTATGAAGACAATCTTTAATAGGCTGATTTTCTGGTCAACTTCTGGATCATTAGAACACCACTCGCCTACATATAATTGACAGTTCGCTTTATCTCCCGCGAACATCTGATAAAGTCCACTTGATGTTATAGCGAAAAGTATCTTCCCACTATTCGTCTTAACCTCTGCGAATTGACGAATTTGACCCACATCAGGATAAACATCCACAGCGGCGAAGCAATCAAGAAGAGTATCGTAAGCGATAACAGCGCGACCGTATATAGTATTAACAGCAAACAAAGCATAGTTATCGAAATTAATCGAACACACATAATCTTGCTGGATACCTTGGAGAATGGGGCCGAGCTTCTTAGAAAAAGGCGTGTTGCGCCCTTCATTTTTCGCCTGAAGAATCGCATTGAACGAGCGGAGACCATTAAAATCCGTAAGTGCATAATCACCTAACATCTCCACTACCGCGAAAGGGGAAACACAACCGACAGAAAAAAGAAACCTATTAGAGAATTGAGGTTCACCAAATATGGGCGAATCATAGTCTGGTGTGACTGCGAACGATGAGCGTTTAGTTGCAACGAAAAATGCCCCGTCGTCAGTATTTAGTGGTGCTATTGCACTAATTTGGTCGTAATCTACTGAATGACTCGTTGTAGCAGCATCGCCTTGATTTTCATTTGGTGATTTATCACCAGAATTAGGCAAAATATTTACCATGAAATCCAGCGGCCTACCCGTGACTGACCTATATATCTGTCGTCCACCTGGAGCTACAATATAAAGTACTCCATTATGAAAGAGCATTTGTTGACCTACGGGGACATATTCTCGACCTTGATTCGCACCACTTATGTTCCACAGACCATAGTTTTGTAGTGGCCTTGCGGTCATTGTTGAAGATATAAACCACGGTTGATTTAGTCCATCTTGAACCACAAAGCCTTGAGGGGAAGAATCAATTACAGAAGAGAAGTTTACATCCGTATTAATCGTCATATCCGTCGCTTCTGGAACTCGTGCGAAGTTCAAAAATGAAACAGGGACAGACGCAGCATAAATAATGTCTGCGCTAGCAGCGAGCTGAAAGTCAGGTATCTTTGTAAAATATGAGTTCGGAATATTCCAATCTTTCCAAAATGCTTGGCCCTCAGCAATCACGATGAGAATATTTTCCGCCGCATAAAGACCTTGAAACTTCGCATTAAGTGGAAAAACACTGTCTATTACTTGTTCAGGAAGATTAATCGGCTCAATCACATCGTAACGATTTCGCCCATTAATAAGTAGTGGATACTCGTTCGTTCCTATCCGGGTAGTGTCTATCTGTTGATTGATACCCCCCGAAAATGAGGCTTGATTGAACTTAGCTTCGGGCATAAATTAAGGCGTATATTGGATGAGTGGGTCGGGGAAGGTTCCCCCTGTCGTCCACCGCCGAGGCATCATTTGTGCCTCATACATAGGATTACTACCGAACTCCATAACGAGTTCGAGTCCGAGACCGTCGTCTTCCCCTAGTTGTTTAATGAGTTGTTTACATTTACCGTGCGCCTGAAATGCTTTTTGTTCCATGTCAGGTTTATACGCATAGTAGTGTTCGAGGAATTTCCAGAAAATAATCTTGTCACACTTGGGACAAGGAAACTCGTCATAAGTATTAACAAACGGTGTGAAGCGAGTCTTGTAAAGAACCTCTACAGTGTTGAGGGGATAGGAGTTATTAATAAGCGGCGAGAAATCATCATCCCTAATCATCACTGTGGTATATTGTGCCTTAAGCTGACTGTTAGGGATAAATGATACTACATTTGCGTTTATGTCAGTGACCGTGCAATCGAGTTGATTGAGGCTAGTTTTTTCAATCTTTTCAATCGACTTGTAATTATTAAGTGTCGTATTTGTGTATTGCCCCGCAACAATCGTAAGTGCCTCGTTCACCCGCTCTTTTTCTTCTGTGCGCCCGATAATATTAAATGTAACGTCTGCGCTCTCACCTGTTACATCAGATAACGAGAAAATAAGTGGCGTAATATCTTGCAAATCACGACAGAGTGGAGAAGAAAGATCTTTAATCCTAAATCTTATTAGACCTTTGTTTCCCCACTTTGTCGAATGATAACGAGGGGACATATCTTCTACAGGAATCTTTCCTAGCCAATTATCATAAAACCTCACCGCACGAATTTTATCCACGTACCACGGTAATGCTACTTGAAATGTGTCGCTATCGTCTATTTGAAAGATTTGCTCTCTCAGGCAACCTGGGAGATCATTTGCCGTATAAAGCTCTTCCGCCGCTTCGTTAATCTTCGCGATGTGATATGCTTTCTCGGCGGCATTAGATATGTCAAGACTAAGAACCGACGAAACATCGAGAAGGATATTTTTGAGGGACATATAATATTAGTGTGTAATCGTGAACATCACTTGATTCGCGTCGGAAAGTGCTCCGGCAAGATTCATAGTACGAATTTCAAATGTCGTTGTAAGTTTATTCGTCACTATACAAACCGAATTGTCGTCAGGATCAATGGCGTTAGCATTAACAGTATAATTTATTGACGACGGTGCGGTATTAAACGTAACAAGCACACGGCCAGCGGCGACCCTCGCCACAGATACATTCCGTCCGTTAAGTAATGTCGCTGTTCCAGCACCAGACGAATTTGTATAAGAACCAAAACCAACCATGACAGGTGTGTTAGTGTCGATAAGAGTATAATTAATTGTTCCACTCGCAATCTGATTCGACGTAACTGCGCCATTCGTGATTTGAAGCGTTCCAATCGCACTATTACTGATATGATACTGACTTATTGCACTATTTGCAATCTTGTCAAAAGTGATAGACGATGCCGCATAATTAATATTGCTGAGTTGTCCGCTTCCAATTTGAATACTTCCCACGGTTCCATCAGCGATATTCGTCTCAGTAATAGTCTTATTCGTAATATCTCCACCGACTATCGCTCCAAATGCAAACTTCCCGTAATAGACTCCGCCACCTGCTATTTTATTTCCACTTACAGAGCCATCAGCGAGATTAGTGTTTTGAATTGTATTTCCCGCAATATTAGTTCCAAACACAGACGAACCTGCGAGCTTTCCCGCAGTTACAGAAGAATCTTGGAGCTGCGAGCTGCCTACTGTATTCGCTCCCACCAGCCCCGGCACCCATCCAGTTCCATTCCACAACATGAGTGTGGGGGAAGTAACAGTTGAGTTACTTACATAAATAAAGTTCGTATATCGCGTATTCAAACTCATGTCTGGAGTCGTTGCTTGACGAATAACGCCGCCTTTATTCGTTGCAGAGATTGTCCCAGCATCCATCATCTGATTAATAAGCAACCACGTAACACGATTAGTTGCGGTCAAGTCCACACCTTTACGCAGGTCGAATTCTTGTGCGGCGTCGAGACTGAATGTGAATGTAACTAGAGCTAAGTATTTGAACATTTTCATAGGAATTTAATTAAGAAAATAAAATTATGGAGCATTATCGAGCCAAGCCGCGTCACCCGTTATTGTGAGTTCTTCTTGAAGAATAACATCGCTATTGTAGCGAGACATTAAGTATCTGAGCATAGTTTGTCTAATTGTCTCGTCTTGATACGACGTATAGAAAAGCATTTCCGCCGCTTGAACATAAACAAGCATATCGTAAAGTGAGTTGAAGTCTGCCAGACCTGTAACTAAAGTTCCTATAGGTTTTGTCGCTATTAATCCTCCCCCATAAAGATCATAGAGTCTAAATCCTCGTGTGTCTCCAAAACCCCCTGGATTAGAATTTGCAAAGAACTCAACAATATAATCAGTCCCGAGCACCATATTGACATTTGGAGCTGCACTAGCATCGATACCTTGTTCCGCGCGAACTTCGGGTGTGATATTATCAGTAATAAGATATGTCCCTGTACTCGCCGCTAGATTATACCAGCCCATCATTGGTATTCCGCCAAGATTCCAAACATCTTGCTTAAGCACAAACCACACATTCTTAATCGGTGTAATATTTGCCCCAAACCCTGTATGTCCAGTCCACCAACCTCCTTGAATCGCGTTAGAGCCAAATGTAAGATTCGCGTTAAAAGTAGCCCCCGCAAGATTCTTTCCATTTCCCGATTGGTCTGCAAGAGGGTCAGCCACATCACCCTTATACCATGCAGCAAGTCCAGTCGTATCTGGAGTAGTTTGCGTCGCACTGTTAATCACAAGCTCATCGGGACTGACAAGTTCGCCGGGGTCGCCATCTTCATAATCAGCGAGAGACGAATAGTTATTATCTGGAATCTTCCTGCTTCCCAATTGAACATTCATCGCATCCCCATTCACCGCATTAGATGACGCGACATTCCATATCTCTATTACAAAGTTCTTCTTAATCACTTGCCCCCGGTAAAGTTCGACGTTTGGCGTCACTTCTCCTATTCCTTCCCAGAGTTTATATCTATAAACTGTGTAGCCGATTCGATATTTAATTACAGCTGCATAGTTTGCCGCGACCGGAGCTAGAGGTCTGCCACGAAGAACAAAATTGCGCGTCGCACTATAGTTAAACTGACAAACTATCTCGCTTACCCCTTTCCAAATCGGCCCGACATAGGAGAACGTAGGGATAGATATATATGCACCGATATATCCACATTCTGCTGCGGGTCTAATTTGATTAAAGTTAAGGATGGGGGGCATAAAATTATTTGTTAGGTTTTTGCCCAAAGAAAAAACCAATACCAATCATCACCGCACCGTAGAGAGGCTCGCTGATATTAGCATATGTCCCCACGCGACTCCAATCTTTGGAGAAAAAGATTGCATCAATAAGAACCGCACTCGTTACAGACAGATGCGACAAACAGATAGTCCCCACCAGCATCATCACCACCCAAGCTCGGATAGAGATACCGAGGAATGAAGAATCAGGAGGCAAGTTACCTGTCGTCTCTACACTCGTTTGTGTAGTTATCTGTGTGTTGTTCGTAGGAATAGGTTCGTCAGGCATAAAGTTATTGTTTAGTTAAAGCTTTAATCATAATCGGCACAGCTACTTGAAGCGTTACAACAATTCCAAATCCTATAAAAACAAGTTTCTCAAGTGTTGCAACACGGTCTCGTAGCGAGACTATAGTCTCTTTAAGCATTTCAATAGTTTCGTCAACACGATTCTCAACTATAGCTAGTCTTGTTTGCATATTATAATCTTCTCTTCCCATAGAGTTTGTCCCGGTGTTAGACATTATCGTACATTAAATAAGAGGATAGGCGAGGTATCGTTTGCTGCCGTCCAAATTAGGTTGATCGTCAATTATCTCAAACAACTTGTACTCCAAACCATCAATAGGATTGGTCACAATATGATATGTCTCGCTAATAACTTGATTACCCACAATAAACATATTGCAAGGGTCATTCCTAGCACGAAAGAATGTCCATCCTGCTAACGCAGGAAACGTAGCTACTACTGTTTGCGCTTCGTGGAAACAATCGTAGTAGGCAGCCACATAGGATGATTGGAAGTTAGCAGCCACAGCTCCTTCAATAGTGCATGACTTATTCGCTAATTGTTGCGCGAACACATACACATAGCAACCAAAGAAAGGCTCACAATTAACTGGAGAGATGCCCACGATGTGAGGCTGGGCGATGAGTGACGAGATACTGAGGAGTAACGAGAGTATGATTGTTTTCATAAATCTGTCCATCCATGCACTTGAATCATATCTACACCTTTAGCTAAAGCCTCTAATGTCTGCACGGTGATGAGGCGACGCATTGCTTCATCAGGCAGATTCGTAGTGTTTGTAACACAAGCTACACCGTTAGTGTAACCAATCGCTGATGTATAGACACTACCATTACTAATTAATTCCACGCCTAAACGTAATGTAGCATCTGCAGCAGGTGTAAAACCTGTGTCTGTAGCTGTGTTAGCTCCGCCAGCACTCGTTACGAAGAACAGATTAGCAGAATTAGTACTCAAGCGAAAGCCCGCAAAATCTCGCCCCGGTGTCTGTCCATCTAATACTAATTGAGCAATGTTGCCGCTGGACAGTCCGCACCACACCCGGACATTTGATACGTTAGTAACAATAACTAGAAATTCATGCTTTGAGTTTTTGAATAACTTATATGTAGAAATAGTTTGATAAACTCCATTAGAAGTAGTGTCAGTCGCGGCAGTATAGAATCGTTTTCGTGAGTGTGTTGTTGCTGTTCCTACATTCACAGCAGAGCCTTGCAGATTCCAAGCATCTAATGCGGTGTAGAACCCTGACGAGGCATTAGGATTATCCATCGCAGATTGATAACGCTGCATCGGATGTTGACCTACAATATAGACTGTACCATTAGTCTGCACTTCAATCCCCCACGTCGAAGTTACAGTCCCTCCTGCACCTGCACTAGCTGTATTAGTAATCCACAAGACTCCCCCATTAGTCGCTAGTGCAATACCATCTGCAGCTAGGATATTACTAATGCCCATGTTAAGCAGATTACTTAGCAATATACTTCCGTGTTGTTTAGAAGCTGTTGCTGAGCTGAGCACATTGGAAGCAGTAGTTAGCTCTGCTTGTCTTACTATAGAACTATTTGTAACACCATTTGCATAATTTGTCGCTGACTGTAAAATTGCCTCAGCATGATTAGTTGCAGCAAGACCAGCAACAAGTCTAACGTTATTGGACGCAGTTAAAGTATAATTTGTCGCATCGGTCCCTATACTCCAAGATAGATTGCTGTTTGCCATCGCTATCATATAAGCTAGATTGCTAATCGCATTTGCCCAATTAGTAAGAAATGTAACCGACGGGATATTCGCCATATCCCCAGTCGCTATGTTAGACCAATTGGTTAGATTGAGACTGCCAAACTGTCTAGCATTAGTCCCGCCCGCATCCCCTGAGCCACCACTTGTCGCAGCATTAATAATTAGACCCCAACTATTTCCACCAAAATTCGTCGGAACTAAAACCACGTTAGTTCCGGGAAAATAGCGTAAACCTAGATTTGTCCCACTTTCAAATCCACCAGTAGCACTATTATACATCAGCGGCAACTTTGTCTGCCCCACTACTGTATAATTAGAAGCTAATCCCAGTGTCAGAAGGAGCAAAGACAACAGTACCATCTGCCGTCGTGCAAAGTTGTTCATAATAGAGTCCATCAACGTTATTCTTAAAGTACCATTTTCCATTTCGATATATCGCATTGTCACCCACATCACCAATGTTTGAGTCACTTATGTTTAGTTTTTGCCGTCCAAGATTGTCGCGTAACATAAGCTCTAATTGCTCGACCGCGCCTCAAAGTATTCTTTCCCGTCGATCACTACACTAATCTTGTTGTTTAAGTCACTCGTCCCAAGTAAAATACAACCTGGGTCGATAATAAAGCCTTGACTTGGGTCAAGAAGTTCTATAGATTCACCCGCGTCAAGATTTGTCTGTCCCACACCATTACTTATTTGAACCACTACCCCACGACAAAAAAGACTAATCGAATATGTTCGTGTAGAACTATCTTGATTAAGTAGTCTTATTGTTTTAAGTTCTACTTTTTGCGTCCCCGTATTTGCAAAAAGCACCGGAGAGGTAGAAGATATAAAACCGCTATAGAGTGGATGGTCCATTAGACAACTATAAATACAAATTAGTATGCTTCCACTTGACGAACGATACCTCTGAATGTAACCGAAGGTGGATTAGCAGCAGTAACAGCGTCATTATTCATCGCCCTAATATAAATCACATCATTGGAGCACCAGCCTTGAAACACAAGATTAGTTACGTTACCAGATGCATAAACTTGGGCGGGCCAAGACAGTAGAACTGCATCATTAGTCTTAACTCCAGTTGCAGTGAAATTAGTAGTAAATTGCCCCGGAGCACCAATAGATGGAAAATCAATTGTCGCTGAGAATGTCTTAGGTGAACCCAATATCGTGGCATTATCTCCCGAACTGTTCGCATACTTAGTCGTAAAGCCTGCGAACGTATTATCGACAAACATGCAATTGATGTTGCCTGATGTAATGGAAATCCCCGGCACACCAGCAGCCTTAGTATCAATGAACGAATTACCACTAGCTACTAGGTTGGAGTTAAATGGAAACGCTTGCACATAGAGACAAGCAGTAGCTCCAGCGATAGGGTCAATGAATCTATTCCCTGTAATCTCAGCATTACCTGACGAATAGATTTGAATACCCACTCCGCAGCGGTCAAAGAAGTTTCGCATGATAAAACAATTCTGTCCGCTTGGAGTCGTCCCACTTCCATTACCTACACCAATAGCAGACGAGATAGTGCCATTAATCCAGTTAGTAGGATACTCAAATATGTTGTCGTATATCTTAACATTTCGCACAAACTGAACACTTGCTAAAGAGATAGAATTACCGGGGACATGTTTGAATCTATTGTTACGAATAGTCCATCCGTCGCCGCCACCGCCTAATTCAATACCGTGAGCATCAACAAGAACATTAGAACCTCTGCGTGTGTATCCAGTATCCCAGTAGATGTAGTTACCCTCAACCACTACATTCTGTCCATTCGTACTGCCCGCACTAAAGATGCCGCGAGCTATACTGTTGCGAATAAGGTTGTTGCGGATAAAACAATTATAGAAAGCATAACCTCCTGTGTTGTCATCGAATGGTTCAATACCACGCAAACAATCAGTGATAAAGTTACCCTCTACTGTCCATCCACTTGGACTAATGGCCGTTCCATCTATATCAATCGACAAATTAGTGCGAGCACTTCCGATATTGTAAAAATAATTGTTGCGAACAACTATATTGTTAGTACTAAGGTCTACATAATTCTGATAGCCTGCCAAATCCCAAATACCGTGGTCGTGATGATTTTCGACTCGATTGTTCTCAAATAAAATGCTGCCACAACGATAAATACTAATACCAGCCCATAAGTAATCACCTACATATCCACCATCATTAGCTGCTGCCGTCCAATTCGTCTTGACATGACCCATGAATGAGATGCCCCTAAGAGTTACTCCAAAGCAATTACTTATAAAGAGTAACTCGCCATACGTAGATGACCCATCAAGTATGGATGCGCCCGGTGAGCCTTCGATGAGAATGTTAGTCTTACTGAACAAGTTAATTCCCCCAAAGTAATTACTACTAACTACCCTCGGCGTCACAGTTGAAGTCCCTGGAAGAAAGACTAGACGACTATTGTTCACTAAATTACTAACACCTGCCCCAAACGTCTGATAAGCATTGATAGTCCCAAATTGACCCGTCGTATCGGAGCCATTAACAGGGTCAACGAATACTGTATTAGCCACTTGAAAGTTAGTTCCCTTAAAATTGGAGGGCGCAGCTAATACTCCAGAATCTGATGTTACCACTGTGCGAGTTTGAGCTACAAGTAGTGTAGGTAACAAACTGAAAGTTAAAAGGAGAAATCGTTTCATTATTGTAATGTTAATTGAATCTGAGGATTAACTAAGCCAGTGATAGTGGGTCTATACCAATCACCTGTCACAATATCTTTGAAGTCGAACTTATTGCCTGTAATTCTAAAATTAAGTCCCGGATTATATGTAAAAGAAGCCGCCGCTGAAATAATACCAGCCGCTATGACTAAAACACCGGCATCCACAGTAATAGCGTGCCACAAACCTGTGTCAACATTTTTAAGTCTAAAGTAGCCATCACTAGAAAATTGAAACCCAAAGCTTTCCACAGCTACCGGGTCAGTTCCCGGAGTTTGATTAACTCCCGCTTCGATTAGAATATATTCCGCTCCTGAACCACCTTGGATAAAAATAACATACTCTTCTGCATCTCCTGGCTTACGTAAAGCGAATCTGTTGTCTGACGCATCGACATACTCAACGAACATGTAATTCGACTCTACTCCTTGGTCTGGGTCTATATCTCCAGGAGTTAAAACTACAGAATCCTCAACAACACTTAAATCATTATCGGTAAGTAACGACCTCTGTCTCGCTCCCACATGAAATCTCGGAATCGGGTCTCGATATACGACTCCGAAGCGTTGAAATTTCTTTTTGTTTGGGAGAACTGAATTCATTTCTATTTTACTTTATCCTTGGGGAGAAGGTCAAGAAGACTTACGTCCATCTCAACCTTCTCCCCGTCGCATCAACAACCAGCAACCATTTCAACCAATAATCTCATACAAGTAAGCTCTCGACTTCTTAACATGTACCGATTACTGGTATTCAATAGCTACCGTCGCCGCATTAGTGCCAGCAATCCAGAGCTGTCGTGTAACATTCCAGTTCACTGGCAAACTGTACGGAGTTCCGGCCGCAACCGCGATAGTGCCAATGATCGGATAGCTATTACTACCTGCCGCGACAATTGCGGCGTAGTTGCTAAGACCAATGTAACTATTTTGCTGCGTGCGTCCGAGCGAGTTAGTAAATGTGACAATATTCGTAAATGACGCACTCAACCAATTAGTATAAGCGCCATTCGTATAACTAAGTGCCGTAATACCCACGTTCGCCGCAACTCCCGCATTAGTATATGCGTCGTAAAAACGCACAATGTTAGCGGTAGCACTAATCACCGTGACGCGAGTCACCATGAAATTAGTGTTATCTACCCCAACCGCAATCGCATTAGTACCAGAGGAAGCACCAATAGTAGCGATAGTGACTGTTTGAGCTACGAGACTGAGCGAAAGCCCAATCATCGCTAATGATGTAAGAATGAATTTATTCATATTATTTCTTTGTTTAAGTAAGTTAACTTAGTACCCCGCGACACCCCGCAGACGCTTAAACAGAATCGGAATCGCATTCCGCCGTTGTGTCCCAAGCATACCAAAGTATGACTGGCTGATCGCCTTAAGATGTTCGCCATACGTATTAAATTCATAATACGTTTGGTTCGCATTTTCAGGGTCCATGTAAGGAATATTAAAGAGCTTCGTCACTTTAACTTCCCCGTTCCAGAACATGTTCGCGAAACCTTTAGGTTCCGTGTCCCCAGTAAACTCACCAGGAGGAGGACCAACCTCTAGAGACTTATACGCATCAGCCGCATAGAGCCACGCCCATTCATAAGGCGCATCCCGATAAGCGGGATTAAGCACAGACTCGTTAAGATTAAAGACTCCTGCCCCCGCAACTACACGAGTTTCAGGCGCAGGGAATGTTCCATCCGCCGCCATCCTAAGTGGCAAGTCCTCAATCTTACAAACAACATTATCCCCAATACTGCCCTTAAATCCATGCTGGACAATATCAAGATCAATGCGCCGATTATCAAGAAGGAATGGGTCGAAGCGGAATTGATTATACGCTTCGTTAGAACATACAAGTACGTTCTTACCGCTCATAGGCGAGTCGTCTTTCGGCGCACCGCCTTGAGAACCATCCGTCCAACAAACCGCACGAACGTCTTCACGCAAATAGCTATCTGCTTGGAAGACATTTACGATAGAGAGGTTTCCAGGATTACCAACTTGAGGAATAACCGATTGACGCCAACCGAGGGTCTTACCCACCGTACCTCCATATACACCACTCATGTCCTTACCATCCCAGAAAGGAACATTCGTAAGAACTTCTCCTCCGGCCCTGTTAGCAATGAACACGTGCGGAGACATATGAAAATGCCCAGTGCGGCAGAAGATGTCTTCGGCTCGCATAATCTTATCACTAAGATCAGTAGTCGTAGCAACAAGATGGTCCCGCATGAAATCGTTAAAGAACGGATAGAATGGGAAGACTCGCGACTCAAAACGATGACGTTTGAGCGTAGCCTCCACAGTCATTTCCTGCACATCAACAATATCTTTGCGAGGAACACCAGACATTTCCGCAGGAGCAAACTCCTGACGAAGATGAGGCGAAGGTTCCTTACGTACACCACGCATAACCGGCCCCATGTTTGAAGTCCACTTCTGTTTACCGAAAAGACGCGAGTGGGTCGCATATGTCTTTCGCCGTTGAACTGTATATTTGGCGAGCCAAAAAGGATACGAATTATACGTGGATTGTTCAACTTCATTCCACGCAGAAATGATACCTTGATCGACTGCCGGCATTATTGTAGGCATTTGATTATTATCTTTCTACTAAGTTATTAAAACTTTATGTGAGATTACAAACGATATGTATCTCGGAATGGAGTGCTCACGTCCTTAGAAGCGCGGGTTGCTCAAGCCCAATAGTAGCGAAGACTTACGGAAGTTATACTGCAAGTTCTGTGCCAAGTTGCAATATATCTTTTATCGTGTTTTCTAAACTTCGGATGCGATTCCCCGAAAAGTATCTTTAACAACTCGCTGTCGGAAGTATTTCTCGTTCGACACAAAAATAAGTCTTACACTCTGTACATGTGTAATGACCAGGTTTACGATGATAAATAATCTTAAACATTTCTTGTCGCTCAAGTTTGTCCGCACATGAAAAACAAAGAAGTTTTTTCTTCTTCGCATAACGTTCAAGTAACCATCCCCACGGTCTAAGTGCGACACACATACCTACGACGACTATGCCAAAGAATACTATCCCACTTGCTATGATTGCAAGCCAAAATAGATCGATAATAATTTTAATCATATCTTTACACTCCCCTAATCAAACTATCCATTTGACTAAACGACGGTTTAGCTTTGGCTGAGGGTTTTCCCGTATCCGCCGATGCCCCCGCTAAGTCCGAACCGTTTGGCCCCCGTTTAGCTTTTTCCTCTAGTGCCTTCTTCTCCGCTTCTTTTTTCTTCTCCTCCTCAAGTGTGTTATTTTGTAGTGCAATAAGCTGGTCGCGAAAGAGATAATTCATCGCAAGCGATTTAGCATATGCGGTAAAAATAGGATTATCGCGCCGCACCCCTGCTTTCTCAAGATTAGGAACTATTTCTGTCTCAAGATATTTAATCGCTTCAGCTCCATTCTCCTTATCCTCAAAGAGTGGAAAGAGTTGCTTTTCATAGGAAATTAACTTTCCCCGATGTTCCTCACTCCGAGTCTTAAAGTTCTTCACATATCCTTCAAGCTCCTCTTGATACTTTTGTGTTTGGCTTATAGCTTTTTGAAGTTGTTTTTGAACCGCAATCTTCGCATTAACTCCAGGTTCATAACTCTTACCCAGAACAATATTCCCATCCTTATCTGCAACCAAATCTGTCCAATTCTCTCCCTTCTCGATAAGCTCTAGCTGTTGCGCCCAATGCGATTCAATATTCTGTGTTGTTTGATAACGTGTTTGAGCTTCATTAAACTCGGGCGTAAGAATCACTGAATCAGGATTATCGTAATAGGATTCAGGTATAGCCACTTTTCCCGTCTTGAGCTGCTTTACTTCTTCTTCATACTTCTTTAGCTGCTCCGTGGTTTTTGTCGTAGATTCTCGCTTCTCAAGTAGCTCTTTCTTAAAGTATTCATATGCCTCATACGGCATCCTTTTAAGCCATACTTGCTCTTGCTCTCCAAACATCGAGACGTCACGAGCGGGAGGAGCACCTTTGGGTTCTTCAGTAGTTTGCTCTTTGGATTTTTCCGGAGCTTTCGCTGTGGTTACTTTTCCACTTTCAGTCAAATTATTAATGTTATCCAATAGTTCTTTCCCCGACAACTTTCCCTTAGTCGCTGTTTTATCCTCCCCCTCCTTCTTGTCCGCGGCGGCCTTCACTTCGGTTTTCGCCTTCTCACCTTCCGGAGCTTTGGCGGTCTCCGCGGCTTTTGCGAGGTTCTCCGCCCTAGTTGCTTGTTGTTCAGCCTCACTAATAGGTACCGTCTCTCCTTCCCCTCCCGGTGGAACTTCTCCACTATTATCCGAGAACTCAAAAGGTTTCATCAAATCCTCAACCTCTTTATTCATCGAGTTTGTTCCCTCACCATTCGTCGTTACTGTGTTGTCTGCTGGCATAATATTATTTTATCTTGATTGTTGACTATCGTTGTTGTTGTTGATTGACACCGACACTATTACTACTTCCGAAATCATCAAATAAATCTATCGCGCTCTTAATCCCGTCCGCAGAAGAAAGTAATCCAAGTGCTCTATCATTATCATTAAGTCTCCGTGACACTATCGCATTAAGAAGAAGATTATCGTACTTTTCAGTTAACTCCTTTCTAAACTCTCTCGTAATATTATTCTTCTTCCAATCATCTCTCGCAAGTCGTTCCTCGTAAAGCCGATGTTGCTCAACTGATGTTGATTCAATATTATCTGTCGCCTCGTTGTCCATAGCAATAGTTCCTTATTGTTGAGCTGTTGCCATCTGGGGCGGTTGTGGTTGCTGAGAAGCTACAGAGTTGCTACCGCTTTGCGGAGACTGATTAGCTCCTTGCTGCATACTGGGTTGTGCGGAAAGATATTGTGTCGCTTGCATCTGTAGATTTTGAAATACCATTTTACTTTCTGGCGTCATAAGCGCAATATCTTCCTCATCTGTCACCACTTGAAGTAATTGTAGTAATTGCTGAATAAGTATTGCCGGGTCGCCGCTCATAAGCATCTTCGCATACATCTCTCCTTTCCCGTCCATAGGCAAAGACAACTTTAACATATCCGCCAAAAATGGCATAGCGATTGGAGTCGTAGCAACTAAACCCCAAAGCTCCTTATACTGCGCCAGTTGTTCGCTCCGCTTAATCACATCTATATCTCCTGCCGCCTTTATATCAAATTCTTGGTCAATATCCTCAATCTTATTCGATTGTGTCGCTTCATCCCACAGAAATGTAATTTCTCCATTAATCGCTTTGCTCTTTACTATTCCCCACACAAAAGTGTAGACCTCACGCAGAAATGTAGAGAAAAGAACTACTTGTACAGAATTCAATTGACTGTTCTCATTTTGCGCCGCTTGAATTTCTGTCGCCGTCTTTCGACTATCTTTCCTATTTGCCACGGAAAAATTTATCTGTCCCGCCTCATTACTATCCATCACATCCAGATAGTTCTGTAGGTTCAGCATCGTCTGGTCTGGATAGGCCGGAGACCAATATGTAATTGGGAACGGGAGCAACTTACCAGATGTAATCGTAAGACCTTGTAGTTCTTTCGCCGTCTTCCCTGTTTCTTCTTTTACCGAAGGATAAAAGTTACTTGCCCTTTGGCATCCATTAAGAAATTGAGAAAGATTCGCTGTTTTCGCCTCTTGCTTATGCTTATCAAGAAAGACACGTCCCACATGGTTAAAAATAAGCTGTTGCTCCGTCTCGTAGTAAGGAAGGAGAAAGATGGGAAACATATACTCCTCCGCATCTACAAGTTGACTTTCCTCTCTAAAGCCAAGTTGCATCCCAGTAAGTTCATCAGTGACCGGGACTTTAGTCGTAATTAGTTTTTTCTTCCCAAGGTTTAATTTTTGGGGAGCTTTAAGCCAGTCCGCTCCTTTCTCTCCCGCAGACCACGCCACATATACAATTCCATTTTCCCGATAAAATACCTTATAAATATCCAGCGTCTTCTCCACATCATCCTTTACAATCTCTTTTCCAATCCGGTCTAATTCCGCCAAATTAAATCCAAACTTCTTCCCTAGTGTTTGAAGCTGCTTATTATATACCGTGAACTTTCTCATAATACATTCATTAAATTGAATGTTCTGAGAGGTTTTAGGAAAGATCAACTTGTCATTCCCTATATGTTCAATCGCCACATCAAACGGTTTTGACTCATCAAGCGTTACTTCCACACTATCCCACCCATGCGTGCAAGCCCCATCCACTACCTTAAAGAGTGGCGTCTCCCATCCACTATACTGCATTCCCCGTGTAAACTCCGCTTCTATTTGCTCCGGGTCAAACATCTTATTTTTAATACTGTCAAAGATCACTAGCCTTCGCGATTGTCTAAAATAGTTCACATAGAGCGGATGCTCTCTCATAATGTTACTATTTATTGCCCGCACTGGACACATATACTGATCCTTCGCAATCGTCCCATCTTGCTGAAGTTGCTTAATATCCAAATCCTTATAACGATTATCCCTGTTCT